ATGTTCGATGAAGACGCGACGCAGGCTTCTGCACCGCCAGGTGATGCGCCGCCAACCACCGAACTCGGACCCGCAATAGCCACAGCCGCCGCGCAGGCTTGGAGCGACGGGACCGACACCCTTCCCGTCGCCGACTACGAGCCAGATCGACCACGCTGGTGGCCCATCGGGGCCATCGTTTCCGCGATCTTGACGGTGACCGGAGGCGCCGCGGCAGCGATTCTGTGGCTCGGCCACCACCCGGGCCGCTCCTCCCCCGAGGCCGAATCGGTCGCAGTCGCTCCGGCACCGACCATCACCCCTGGGCCGCTGAACGGAATCTATCGCTTCGACTGGCACGACTCGCAGGCGATTATCCGGATGGCCGACGGAAGCGTGGAACCGGTAACGGCCACGGGTGTGGACAGCCTGTGGTTCGCAATGCGGTCAACATGCAAAGACGGGGTTTGCACGTCGACGCATGTTCGAGTAGACGCCGACTCGCACAGCCAATCCGACCTGACAAAGGGCATTTACACGATGACCTTGATCAATGGTCAGTGGCATGCGAGACCAGAGATCGGGCACACACGTTGCGCGACGCGGCCCGGGGAAGAGACGTCGGAAATTACTTACACGCTGACTCCGTTGCCGGACGGAACCCTGACCGGGCAAGAGGTTCATACGGTCACGACCAATGAGTGCGGCGTCGGCGGCATGGTGCGCACCACTCCGGTTTCGGCGACTCGGGTCGGGGATGTGCCGCCGACCGTGGAATGGAACGAGTAGGAGCAACATGCACAGGTTTACTGCCAAGGCTGCTTTGGCCGCCACCGTGGCCGCTGTCGCGCTGGTGACGGCGGGCCCGTCCCGAGCCGACTCCGACAGTTACCTGCAGTACCTCCGCGACCACGGCCAGACTGTGCTGCCGTTCATGGAAGGCAGCTGGTTGACCTCCGGCCGGATGGTCTGCAGTGAGCTGAAGGAAGGCCTACCCCGCGAGGAGATTCTGCGGCAGTTCACGTTCGGGTCCGACGGTAATGTCGGGATCGACGCCGCCCAGCACGAACTGTGCCCGGATACTCTGCACTAGAGATTGCGCACGGCGGCGGGCCCGGCCAGCACACTGCAGCCCTCACCGACCTCAGGGGCGTACACCACTTCGTGGCAGACCAGGCACCGCCAGCTGGTATGGCCACGGCGGTCCGAGCAGGCACGGTGGCCGACCTCGACCCGGCGCGGCCCCAGCGGGTGCCCCGCCGGGCAATGGGTGGGCGCCAGCACCATCCAACCGCCACCAGCCGCCGGGACCAGATCACCAACAACAGGCATGACGACCAGGATACGAGCAGGAATCTGGGTGCAGTGCCAGGCGTTGATCTCGTACGGGTAACTGGCTAGTCCCAGCTCAAGAGCTTTTTGGGGAGTTTCTCTGGGTCCAGCTGCGAGTGTTTAAGTTTGTCCGCTACCGTGGCGTTCATCGTGAGTACACGCACAAAGGACTGTTGGCCTGGTTCCGACGCCAAGACTGCTGGAAGGACGGTGAGGAATGAGTAGCTACTACGTCGAAATGACATTCGAGCTCGGAGCGCCAAGCAACGACGAAGCTCGCGCCGACTTTGAAGCACACCTGGATGATGTGGCCGATGCCTTCGAGGACCTGGCCGACGTCGACGGAGATGTCGGTGCTGACCTGAAAGCAGGCCGAGTCGATCTGTGCATGACGCTCGACGCTGAGCACCGAATCGATGCGCTCTCGCGAGCAGTCGCAGCGGCGCGCACTGCAATCCATGTTGCTGGCGGGGCAACTCCCGGCTGGGAGCGACTATTTGCGCAGCTCATCGATGATGATGAGTACGTACTTCGGTCGGCCAAGAGCACTTGGGCGGGCTTCAATCCGAACCGGTCCGAGGATGTCTGCCTAACCTGAGCGGAGCATCAAACGACGAATAGCGCCCCCGACCGTGTTGGTCGGGGGCGCTTTTCACTCCTGCTGGGTGTGGGATCGATCTAGCCGCCGCGGCGCCGATCACCCTCAATCCGCTCCTGGCGCTCGTCGCGGAGTTCTTGCCGAATACCGCCAATGTCCTTGCGGATGTCCTTGAGCGCATCACGGGCCTCGGTGCGGAACTCGTTGAGCCCATCCCGGGTCTCGGCGCGGAAATCCTCGAGCATTCGCAGGGTGACGGCACCGCTGGCCGCCGCCGACTCCCCGACCCTGATCGACTTGTCGACGTCGTCGCGCAGGTTGGTCTTCTCCGGGTCGTGCCCGTTCACGGTCTGCTTGTGCACCTCGGTCGTCTTCTTGTCGGCCCGCCGGTCCCGCCACAGCGTGTAGGCGATGAAGGAGATGAAGGCGAGGGATCCTGGCCAGTTGTGCGGCAGGTGGTCGAGCAGTTCCATCAGCGGGGCTCGCGGCCGGTGAAGAACGCGGCCACGTCGGGCGCGGCCCCGGCCTTGGTGGCGCGGATGAAGCTGGCGGTGCCGGGATTGCCCTTGCGGGCGGCGGCCAGGCAGCGGCAGAACTCCGCCAGCGCGCCGAAGCCAGCCCCGGCCAGCACCGCACGGAGGTCGAGCTCATGGACGTACGGCACTGACACCGGGATGGCGACCAGCGCGCCGCCGCCGGCCGCGGAGACGGTCCGCTCCACCACGTCGGCCCAGTAGGTCACGGTGAAGATTCTGTGCTGCGACAGCGGCTTTGGGCTGGGTTCGATCGGCAGCGGTTCGGTCGGTGGTGGTTCGGGAGCGCGGTGAGTCATCGGGTGGTGGTCCCTTCTATTCGCGGCCGTCGGCACTGTGGTGGACGTACAGCCAGCCCACGGTCCCGTCGTCGTGCTCGACTGGCTCGCAGGTGGGTTTGCAGGCGCAGTCAGCGGTGAGTGGATGGTCGATGGTGTCGGCGACGGGGGTGACGTGGATGGTGTCGATGTCGGGGTTGTAGATCGTCTGCCAGCTCATGCGGCGGCCGCGAGCCGGTCACGTGCCCAGTTCAGCCCGCCGCTGATGTCGTAGGGGCTGTAGTGCGGGTTGTGGTCACCGGTGGCCAGGAACCCGACGCCGGACACGATGGCCATGACGATGCCGAGCACCTGGTCGAATCCGACGCTGAACAGGTCGGCGATCTGAGCGGCCAGGCTGTAGGGGTCGGAGAACAGGTCGCCGCGCGCCACGGCCTGATACACCGCGGCCTTGATCTGGCTGGCGCGGTCGCCGCCGTTCTGCGCGAAGATGTCGCCTTCGCGCCACACGTCCATCCAAGGGTGCGCGGGCCGCTCCGGCAGGCCCGGCAGTCCGAAGCGCCGCAACGGGTCCAGGCCGTGAGTGTCCGGGTTCTTCACCCACTGCATGGCCCACGGCGCGACACTGCCCTGATGGCGGTTCGGGCCGCCGTAGCCCAGGAACCCGCGCAAGTCTTTGGCCCGCCAGTGCAGGGGCTGGCCCGGTTGCAGGTACCGCACGTAGAACTCGAACCAGCAGATGTAGCCCTGCGAGAAGGCCCCGCCGAGCCACGGCGTGCCGGGCGGGAATGGACGGCCGTTGTCCATGACGTGAGCGCCGACGAGCCGGGCCAGCTCCCGCACACCGGACTCGTTGTCGAACGGGATCGGACCGTTGTTGTAGCCGATCGGCTGATGCCAGCACCGGCCCTCGTTCTCGAGGATCGTCGCGGTGTCAGCGACCGGGCCACGCCACATGTCCGACAGGTGACCCTCCACGGTGAAGGTCAGCGGCCGGACCGCCGGGAGCGCTGGTTTCTTCTCGATGAGGTCCAGGTGGTACTGCGTGGCGTAGTCGATGCGGCCGTCGGTGCGCACATCCGGCGGCTGCCGCTTCCCGGACAGCACTTCGGCGTGGACGATGCCCTGCCACTTGAGCAGCACGGTGGTCAGCTCGGCCGTCCACTCGGGCCCCTCGTCGAGGCCCTTGGCGTAGCTGTAGCGGCGCCGCAGCTCGCGCTTCACCGCGGCGATCACCTGATCAGGCGCCGACTCCGGGCCCCGCCCATTCCAGCTCATGAGATCACCTCCGGCAGGTAGCCGAGCCCGTCCTCGTCGAGGCGACGCAGCGTCACGTCGGCGTTTGCGCGGCGCATCTCCATGTGCTGCCGCAAAGCGACCCAGTAACGCGGGTCTTGGTCGAAGCCGGCGCCGTCCTCGCGGAGCGTCAGGTGTGACCGCATGTGCTGGCTGATCTCGGCCGGCGCCGTCAGCTCCAGCAACGCGTTGTCATTGATCGCGATGACACCGTGGAGCGTGCCGTCGAACTCACTGACGACCAGTTCCCGGCAGACCGGGCAGGCAACGGAGATCTTCATCGCTTGTCCTGGAATCCGTCGATCTTCAGGTGCGCGCCGATTGCCGCGACCGCATCCACGAGGGTGCGATTGCCGAGCTGCGGCCAGCCCTTGAGCCCAGGGCCGCGGAGCTGCAGCTGGTTGTCCTCGGCGGGGGTGAGGGGCTTGGGATTGGTCACGGGAACCTCCGGGGTGGTGGTGGGGGGGTTGAGGAAGTTGTTCACGCGGCGCATGAGTTCGTCGGCCGGGAAGTTCGGGCCGGGGTCGGTGTGGTTGCCGCCCCATGTGCCGAAGTCCTTGTGCCCGCACACACCGTCCAAACCCCAAGGCGGCACGTTCTTTCCGCCGATCCACACAGGCGGGATGTTGAATCGCTGGCACAGGTAGGCGATCACGCGCGCGCCGTTGGTCAGTTGCAGGTCTTCGTTCTTGCCGTCGCCGGCATCGGTCTCCAGCCACTTACCGCGCGACCACTCAGCGAATGAGCCGGCCAGGCAGATGTGGTAGGCGTAGGTGTTGGCGTTCGACGCCGACCACGGGCTGTCGGCCAGTTCGCAGCAGAGGATGATTTCGCGGTCGTCGACAGCGAAGTGATACGACACCGGGTCTTTGCCGTCCTTGCCGCCAACAGTGCTGAGGAGGTACTTCGCGAGCCCGTCGGCGGTACCGCCGCCCTGCTGGGTGTGGACCGCGATCCAGCGCGGCGTGTTACCGCCGTGGCCGATGTACCGGTTGGTGTTGAGCAGCTTCCGGGTGGTCGGATCGGCGAGAGTCACGCTCGGCACGGTGGTGTCCTTCGCTGGTTGTCCGGGCTCCCGCGCGCCGGCGAGCCGCGGCATGACGTCCTGCTTGGCCGACGGGTTGTAGGCGTAGGGCATGTCCGACACGTGCAGGTGCGGCGCAACCCCGCCGTTCGTGCCGGAATCGGGGTTGATGCGGCCGATGCGCTGCCCGGCCGCCACGCGGGCGCCGGGGGCCACCTCGCGGATGATGTGCCCGTATTCCAGACAGCCGCCGCCCTCGGCGTCGGTGCTGTCGATGACGAGCCACCCGGCGGGGTCCGGACCGCCGTAACCCTGCGCGGCGCCGGCGAAGATCACGGTGCCCGCCTGGATCGCGTAGACCGGCCGGCCGGCGCTTCCGCCAGGCCACCCGAAGTCGACACCGGTGTGCATTCCACCCGACCGCGGCCCGAACGGTGAGGTGATGATCCGGCCAGCGGCCAGGGGCCAGAAACGCACCGGGCCGGTCATGCGTGCTGGCCCAGGTGTGCGAGGGCGCAGTCCGCGGCTTGGGCCGACAGTGCCACGGCACAAAAAAGGCCCGCCAGAACGGCGAGCCCGATCAGTGCCGCGGCCCTGAGGGCCGCTGCGCGGGTCATGGCTGTTCGCGCAGGTCGTGCGGGACTGTGGTGCTGTAGCCGCTCTTGGCCCCAGGGAGTGCGAGCGCGTGGGCCTTGAGCGCGTCGATCGCATCGGGCCGATTGGCGGCGGTGGTGTCGTCGATGCCGTCGGCGTGGATCGTCCAGACGCCCTCGGCACGTACAGCGGTGGCGACGGGAGTTCCGTCGGCGGCGTTGAACAGGCCCATGGTGTCGGCGCCGAACGCCACGATCTGGTGATCGGTTTGCACATCGAACATGTCAGTTCATCTTCCAGGTGGGGGTGACTTTGATGCTGGCGCCGACGCCGCTGACCTCGACGTTGCCTTGCGTGAAGGCCTTGCTGCCGCGGAAGCTGCCGGCGGTGGAGGCGCTGTTAGCGCCGCCCTCGACGTAAGTGCCTGGGGCAACAAAGATTTCGACTTGTGAGCCGGTGACGATACCGGTTGTCCCGGAGGTGGTGGTGGTGAGTGCCCGGGAGTAGCCACCGCCGGTGGCCTCGTTGGCTCCGGTCGTGCCGGCTGCGGCGGTGTGAACTGAGATGTACTTGCCGCGGGCCGCGTATTGATCTGCGAGGTACTGCTTTTCAGCGTCGGGGATTGCCATGATGATGCGCCTTTCGTTGCAGGGTGAAGAGCCCGACCACTGGCCGGGTGAGAGCAGCTGGGGTTACTGGTGGAAGTAGAAGTGGGCGGCGCCGTTGCCGCCGTCGCCGCCCCTGCGAGGGGCATAGCCGCCGTTGTATCCCAGGCCGCCGGCGCCGACGCTTCCTGTGATGGCGGACGGCGGCGATCCAGCGGAGTAGTCGAGGGTGTCCGCGGCCCACACTGCGGAGATCCCAGCGCCAATGCCGAAGATGTTCGGGGCATTACCGCCTGCCCCCGGCGCGCCGCCGTTAGCCGGCAAGGTGGCGCTGACTGTGCCGCCTGAATATGTTTGGCCGTTCCACGTCTTGTCCCCAGGCGCGGCGGCTTTCTGTTGTCCGTTCGGGCCGCTGGAGTAGCCGCCAGATCCGCCGGTTGAACGCAATTCAGTGCTGGTGCTGCAGTACGTGTCGCTGCCAGGGTTTCCGGGAGCGTTAACGGCAGATACGTTTGCTCCGGCCGCGCCGCCGCCGCCGCCAATGAGTACCCGGTCGACCTTCGTTGCGCCGGCGGGCCAGGGCACCGAGAATACGCCGGTGGTGGTGACCGAGACGAGGGTCGGGGTGAACGGCGGTGCGGAGACTGCAGACATTTCCAGGTCCGGGGTCAACGACAGTTCGAAAGCTGCAACGGACCGGCCAGCGGCCGCCATTTCGAGGCCAGGCGTCATCGCCAGCTCGAAGTCCGCCGTCGACGCGCCGCCCATGCCCACTGCGTCCATCTCGAGATCGGGTGTGAGCGAAAGCTCAACCGCAGCGAGGGAACGGCCGCCGGCAGACATATCCAGGTCAGGTGTCAGGGCGAGTTCGAACGCCGCAATGGACCGGCCGGCGGCCGCCATGTCGAGGTCAGGCGTCATCGCCAGCTCGAAGGACGCCAGCATCGATCCACCCGAATCCATGCCCAGACCGGGAGTCATCGCCAGCTCGAAGTCCGCCACTGATGCGCCGCCGACGCCGGCCGCCGACATGCCCAGGTCCGGGGTCAATGACAGTTCAAATCCCCGGGTGAAGTGGCCGCCGACCCCCGACGCATCCATTGCCAGATCCGGGGTGAGCTCCAATGCGAATCCGGCGTGCGCCGGGCCGCGTGCATCCATGCCCAGATCCGGGGTCAGCGCCAACGCAAATGAGGCGTAGACCTCTTCGAACCATCCGGTGACAGCAGGCATCAGGCGTTGCTGTCCTGCGGGGTGATGGCATCCAGGGCGGCGGCGCGGACTTTTGCGGGGGTGGCCTTCGGGGCTGCCTGGACATCGACTGCGGCGGCCACCGCGTCGGCGATCATCTCTGTCATGGCGGCCCAGGTCGTCACGATCAGGCCGCCTTGCTCCAGTAGCGGATTCACCGGTAGCGGGCCGTGCTCACCGACGGCGAACTCGTGGGTGGAGGCATCCATCAGGTTCAGTGCGGCATCAGGCAGCACAATCGCTTCGGGCACATCCATCACGCGCTCCTGTTCTGCCGAGCGATCATCGCGACCATTCCCTTACCGCCGTTTAGCGACGCCCACACGCCCGTGTTCACGCCGTCGCCGCCGTTCCCGACGGTGACGGCCAAGCTGGTCACGTTGGGCTGTGCGGCGTCGAGCACATCCCAACCTCCGGCGCCGCCGCCGTAGGCGTACAGGCCGCCGAAGTACGCACCCGAGCTACCTCCGCCCGGGGGTTTGCCGGCTGAAGGGAAGCCCAGCACCACCGACGCGGGGTCACCGCCGGTGAGCATGCGGCCGGCCGCGGTCTTTCTGTTTCCGGGCGACCGCCCGGTGGAGTTGGCAGCTGTTGTCGTACCGGAGGCCCCCGCGGCACCTCCCGCGCCGCTCACCAATCGATAGCCCGTGACGTTCACGCTGGAGGCACCGCCAGCGTTTCCCGCGCCGGTAAGCCCGGTGCCCCCCGACCCGCCGGCGCCGACCGCGACAACGTCGAGGTAGTCGACGCCCGGCCGCCACCACGTCGGCGGAGTCCAGGTGCCAGAGCTGGTGAACATCTGAACGTCGTCGGGGTAGAGCACCGCCCCGCCGCCGGAGTAGCCGAGCGTCATGAACGGGCACATCGGCGACCAGGCGATGGATGCCCGCGCGATCGTGGCCACCGGGGTGGTGGCGTTGATCGCAGCGCTGGCCCGCGAGAAGGCTGCGGTGGGAATGGCCCACGAGCTGGACCCGCTGACCTGACCGAGCGGGAACTGCAGCGCCCCACCGGTCGACATGTTGATCAGCTCGACACCAATCACGTTGGCGGCGTTGACAAGGAAGGTCGGGAGGCTGAACCGGCACGTGAATGTCATTCCCGCGGTGACGGTCACGCCAGACAGGACTTGTCCGACGTAGGGGATAGTGCTGGCGACGTTGACCGGCGTATAGCCTGGCAGTGGTACCAGTGCGCCGGCGGTGTTCATGTAGTAGAGCGCCACACGCACATCGGTGACCGTTGGTGTGCCGGCACTGGCCGGCCGGGCACCGACCAGGATGTCGACGTAGTTGCGTGGGCCGCCAGCCTCGACCACGATCAATCCGCCGAAGGACTGGCGGCCGTTCGGGAACGGTGTCGCGACGCTTCCCGCAAGATTTAGTGCCAGTCCTGCTGTTGTGCTGTTCCACAGCACCGATGACACCGGGATCGTTGGGTCTGCCGATGGGTCGCCGCAACGCCAGATCGCCCGAGCTCTGGTCTCTGAGAGCGCCATCTGGGACATGAGCAATGCCAAGCTGGCACGTTGCGACACTGTCTGCGCTGCGGCGCCGGCATCCGAAGGGGAAGCGTCGGTCCAGGTTTCGTCGGCCAGACCCGACGTGATCTGGGACAGTGTCTGCTCTATCGCCAGGTATGCCGACATCTCCGACGGGCCGGACACGTGCGTGGCCGGCCACTGGCTCAGTGTCTCGGCGACGTCGCTGACGCTGTGGCCGGTGGCGGCGGTGTCTTGACCGACCTGGACGATCTTGTCCACCAGGTCTTGGTGGCCGGCGGCAGTCGTGGCGACCGCTGCACCCGCGACCGCCGTTGTTGTTGACGGCTTCGCCACCGTCGTCCCTGACGTCGCGGTATCGGTGAACGTCGTTCCCGTCACGCCAGATGCGACCCGCAGTGTCGCACCGGTTTTCGATGACCGCCGATACACCCGATACGTCGTGGACGGTGTCGTTGATGCCGTCCATGTGACCTTGACCTGCGCCGGGCACAGGGGTGAGATCATCACCATCTTCTCGGCGGAAGCTACCGACTCTTTGCCGGCCGCGGTAACAGCTGTGACCGTGTAGTAGTAGAAGATCGGCAGTTCCAGGAACCCCGGGTAGGGCACGGAGTTGGCCGCGGCCGTCACTTCTGCGATCAGGCCCTGAAGGAATCCCCACGTGGGGGCGTTCGGGACGGTCGTATCGGCGTTGGTCACGAGCGCGTTGTTGGCCGCTGCCGCCGCTTCTGCTGCGGCTTCTGCTGCCGCCTGGGCCGCCACGTCGATACTCAGCGGTGGTGTCGCGGCCGAGCCACCGGTGCGCACTGTCTGGTCGGTGTATGTCGTGCCGACCACTGTGGCGATCAGGCGGGTCTCGATATCGCCGGCCAGGTTTGACCGGACCCGCCGGTACACCTTGTACTGCGATGCCCCTGTGAAGGCGTTCCACTCGAGCTTGATCTTCATGCCGACGATGCCAAAGCCGGCAGCGAAGTAGAGGACTTCTGCGGACGCGGGGGTTTCCGCGCCGCCGACCACCGCGGTCACGCAGTAGTACAGGTTCCCTGAAGGCAGCTGTCCGCCGAAGTCGACTAGCGCGTCGTACCGCAGGCCGGTGGGCACTTGGCCCGCCACACCGCCGGCGCCCTTGGGGAACAGGTCATCTTTGCCGTTTTGGCCGATCAGGTTCTGAACGAACCCGAGTGCATCGACGAACCAGCCGCCCGGTTCCAGGACCGGCCAGGTGATGGTGCCGGTCCCCAGCAGTTTGTCGATGAAAGCGGTCAGCGCATTCCACGCCACAGTCCACTTGGCTTTGTTGCCAAGGTCTTTGAAGAGGGCGTTTCCTGCGGTGACCAGGGTGGCGAAGGTGATGAGCAGGCCGCCCGGATCGAGGTCGTTGGGCCACGCCGATGTGTCGATGCCGATGAGGCCGGCCAGGCCACGCAGGCCGTCCCAGGCGTTCTCCCAGGCCACCACTGAGCCCATGTGAGCGAACACGCGGACGATCGCGGTGGTGTGGTTGTTGAAGTCGCGCCAGAACGCGAACGCTGTCGACGTCACCCATCCTGATGTGTCGATACCCACCAGGGAAAGCAGGTCTTTCAGCCCCAGGTAGGCGTCCTCCCAGTGGTCTGGGGAGGCGATGCCGTCCAAGATGCCCAGTATCGCTTGGAGGTCACGCTCGACGCGGTACCAGTTGAACCCGCGCTGCAGTGAGCCTGAGTCGGCCCACACCCGGCCCGACGCCGCGTTGGCGGTCAGCTCGGTGCGCAGCAGGACTTCGTCGACGCCGGCGGGGACGGTCCAGTCCACTTCCATGCGGCCGGCGAGCGCGGTGTTTGGGGCGCCCACCCAGCCCGCGGCGGCGGGGTCGAGGGTAAATGCGCTCAAGCCGAAGGTTACCGGGGTCCCGACCTTGGCGCCCTTGAGGTAGGAGACCAGCTGCAGGCGCATGAGGTCGGCGCCGGGCGTCGCGGCGGTTACTTGACTGCCCAGGACGTGGATCTCTCCGACGATTTTCTGGCCTTCGGCGACCTTGCCGAGGTTTGAGCGCAGCGCTGTCAGTTCCCCGTTGCAGACCACCGTCTCAGCGCCGGGGGGATCTTTGTCTTCGCGGTAGACGTCGGTGACGTGTGACCACCGGCGCCGGTTGCCGACCGCCAGTTCCCCGAAGAACGTCGGGTTCTCCAGCAGCTCCTGGTTGGAGTTGCGGAGCATCACAAACGGGATGTCCAGCAGGCCAAACAGGTTTGCGCCGTTGAGTGGTGAGTCAGGGGTCAGGAAGTCGCTGATGGGGTCGAGGTGCTGCTGCTTGATCTTGGCCCAGGCTGCTTGGATGTCGATTGGATTGTCCGGATCGATCCCCAGCATGTCGTTGATGGTGTCGATGAGCTGCCCGAGGATCACGAAGTCCAGGCCGGTGGCTTCCTTGAGCCACACGAAGAATGCTGTGCTGCTGGTGATGTCGACACCGGTCAGCATCTTCATTGCCCGGGCGAACCCGTTGATCAGGTCTTCGGGTTTGATGTCGGGAAGCCGGCCGGGGACGGGGTCGATGCGCTGCGTTGGGTGGTGCGTGATCTGGGTCGGTGTCAGATCGAAGCTACGGGGCACGCTGCGCCGCCGTCTCTGCTTCGAGCCACGCTGCGTACTGGTCGCGATGCCAAGCAGATTCCGCGGTCAGGTAGTCCATGAGGTGCTCGTCGGTTTCGCCGCGGCAGGTGAAGATCCACCAGGTGAAGTCCTGCAGTGGCCGGCCGGCGTTCGCGGCGATCGCCGTGGCGTCGGCGCCGTCTTCGACGGCTGCGGCGACTCCGTCTTGCCACGGCACCTGCTGCTCGTCGTAGTGGAGCACCTGCAGTGAGTCGCGGTTGTAGCTGTGCTCGAAGCCTTCCCGGATCAGCCAGCGGACGATTGTCATGTCCTCGTCGGGCAACGCCGGGTAGATGCGCCGTGTTGTGCGGTTCCGCATCAGTCGGCCACCGCCACCGTCATCAGGGTCAACTGCGCCCCTCTCGGATCGAAGAACATCTTTCCTGGTGTGCCCGACATTTGGCCGATGCGAATGAAGATCCGCACGGACTCTTGGGCGGCAACGACGAACGGCGACAAGTCTTGTGGGTCAGCAACATGCGACGGCAGTGCTGTTGATCCCGGTGGTGCTGCGCCGACGAAGAACTTCGGGACGATGTTGGACCAGTCGGTGATGTTGCCGGCGCCGTGCCCCACGGCGGGCCCGTTTGCGGTGCGCAGGCGCACGACCGCGTCAGCTCGGAAGGGTTCGGAGGAGAACACCAGGCCGCTGGCTTTGGCGTGGCCCCAGCACCAGGGAACGTAGGCGTAGTCCATCGCGGGCAGCTGGTACTGCAGGATCGTGACTTCGCCGAACTCGAACAGGTCGACGCGTTGGAATGCCGCCTGTGGGATCGAGATGATCCGCGGGGTCCGCACAGCTCGTTGGCTTGGCTGCCACTGGCCCGGTGAGGCGTACCAGGTCGGCACATCGGATCCGACCGGGGCGCCGCCGCCGAAATCGAGCATGTTGACCAGCGCGCACGACGGCCCGCGCTGGCCGCGGGGTACCGCCAGGCTGAGTTTGATGTCCGGGGCGGTCGGCTCCCCGGACGGCGTCACGTCGCTTTCGGCGTCCCACGGCAGCTGTTCGATCTCGTTGAAATTCAGGGCGGGCATGACGCCGCGGGCCCCGGGAGTGCCGATGGGGCGTTGCAGGTACCGGCGGCCGTCCCACCGGTAGAGCAGGTTGCCGATCCACCACGTCTTGCCCTTGTCGGACTCACCCAGATTCTTGGGTAGATCGTCGGCGGTCTCTACGCCGTCGTCGAATATCAGATCGACCGGGTCGGCGGGGTCACCGTCCGGCCCTGGAGAGCCCTGGATGACGTCTCCGCGGACCACCGCGTCGTCTTGTTCGGCCTCACCGGTGAAGATCGGCATGTCGTCGGTTTCGCCGGTGTCCATGATGCCCGGCCAGCGGGTGCGCGAGAGCCACCCGTTGAGGTCCAGCGGATCGGTTACCTCGGGAGTGCTCACTCTGCCGGCACCGCCAGGATGGACAGGTGCGGGCCTGTCGCGGGATCGAAGTCGAAGCTGCCGAACAGTCCGTCGTTGAACAGATTGACGTGGAAGTCCATCTTCGTGTGCGCCGGCACCACCGCCACCCCGTTGCCCGGTGCGACCGCGGTCGCAGTGTCGGTGCCGGTCGAGTAGTGGGGCATGATCGTGGCCAGCGTCGAAAGGTTCCCGTGGCCGCGGCCGATGAGCTGACCGGTGATCGCATCGCCCATGCGGACCTCCGCACCGACCTTGAACGGATCCGTCGACAGCGCCACGCCCACCGCCTTGATGTGCCCGGACACCATCGGGGTGTAGTCCCAGGGCAGGGCGGGAATGGACGCGTTGAGCACGGTGTGGCGTTGCGCTGTGCCGGTGAACGCGCTGAACGCCGAGGACGGGAAGCTGAACAGCTGCGGCAGCCGCAACGTCGGATAGGTCGGCACCCACTTGTTGTCGTCTTCACTCCACATCGGGACCTGGCCATCGGCCGGAACACCGAGCAGGTCTTCGGCCAAGCTGATGTATCCGGCCGGGCCGGCAGGGCCGCGCGGCGGTGCCACCTTGATGTGCACCACCGGCCGGGCCACGGTGCCTGTCTGGGAGATGCCGGGTGCCTCGTCCGGCCCGACCTGACTGAAGACGAAGGTGATGTCGGGGATGGGCCCTGGTGCGCCTTGGCTGCCCATCGGGCGGGCGATGAAGCGGTCGCCGGTCCAATGACGGACCTGGTTGCCGATCCACCAGGTCTTGCCCTTGTCGGCCGGCAGCAGATTCGACGGTAAGTCGCCGACAGTCTCGACGCCGAGGTCGTACTGCATCTTGATCGGATCGACCATCGTGCCCGTGGCGCCCTTTGGGCCGCGCAGGACATCCAATGCGATGACGGCATTGCCGCCGACCGCTTCGACTGTCGCGACCTGCATTGCCGGAGTGCGGCTGTCGCCATAGACCCCAAAGACATGCACGTTGCCCATGAAAGAGCCCAGGTAAACGGGATTTCCGGGGATCGCGATCGCGTTCACTTGAAGGTCCCTTCAATGTTGGTCTTCACATGCCACGGGATTGCGTCCCACATCGCCTCCGGATCGATGAGCGGACCATCAGCGGACATCGACTGTGTCCGTTCCGGATCGGGGTCCTGCGCGTCGACGGGAATCCAATCGACCATCCCGGCAAGCCATCCGGGCTGATCTGGCAGAACACGGCGTTTGATGACAGCCCGGTCGGGGTCCATTCCGGGGACGCCGGCGCGCGCGAGGTGAAAGGCGATCTTGACGCGCTGATCGTCGCCGAGGAAGATCACTTCGCCGTCGGGGCCGCGAATGTAGGCCAACGCATCGGCCAGCGACTTCATCGCCGCGGTCAGTTCCTCTTTGGAGGCAGGCATTACGCGGCCACCGCCGCTCCGCCGATGAGACTGCCGATGGCGTTCCAGCCATCGGCCAGGGCTCTCATCCCAGCGTCGAACGGATCATCGTTGCCGCCGTCCTTGCCGATGGTCAGGTCAAGGTGAATCGGTGTCGTCTCGTCGTAGGACCACCGCCCCTTGCGGATCTGCTCGGCGAGGTAGATCCCGTCGATCTCGAACAGGCCCCGGTCAGCGATGGTGTAGTCGTAGCCGTAGCACCACGGACTGCCATCGCGGGCCGCGACTTTGAACGTGACCTTCTCTTTGTTCTTGTGCAGGCCCTGGCGGATGGTCAGGGCCGCGGACACCACGTAGGCGTAGCCGTTGCCTTGCTCGTGGTCTTCGATGAACGCATATTCGTTGAGCCACAATCCAATTGATGGGCTAGAGAACACCTGGTAACTGAGCCACAGATCATCGAATTGGTTCTGGTAGACGTTTTCGAGTCCTGGTGCGCCGATCGCAGAGACCGCACCTTGGAACGCCGCGAGGCCGCCGGGCGCGGCGTACATGATGACTTCGCTGAGCTGCGAGATCGCCCAGCGGATCACCATGGTCTGCACCTGGTTGAGCCAGGTCGGTGAGTGACCGCCCGTCGAAACCGTCTGCGCGCCGGGCTTTTTGATGTGATGCTCCGAGGAGATGATGCCGGAGTATTCGCAGTCCCGCCACACCAGCGATGGGCGCTCAGGGGCTACCCCCAGAAGCTTGCGGAAGAACGGATCGACTTTGCCGTCGCCGTCATTGTCGATCGGCATGATCAGTTCGGTGATCGTGTCATCGAGCACAGCGCCCACGAGGTTCAGGGCGCCGTCGGCGGCGGTGCCGGTGGGGCCGGTGACACCGGAGCGGTCTTCGAAAGCCAGCACCACACACGATCGGGAAGGCATGGCCAGTTCCTCGCCGATGAGCGCGGCCAGTTCGGGGTGCGGGCTGGTGGTGTCTTCGCCTTTGAGCCACAGGTAGTCCAGCAAGCACACCCCGGCGTCGTCCATGAGGGGGCCGGCAACCGCATGCAGGCTCTGCCATTTCGACGCCAGCGGCAGCACCCGAGACTGGTCGAGCACCGGGTTGACGAACTGCACCTGAATCGGCCAATGCAGGGGCGAGAGGTTGCCGACCTTGGTGGTCAGCCAGTGCACCGGGTTGAAGATCGACGTCGGGACCGACAGGACGGGCCAGAAGTTGCGGGCCAGATTCAGGAAAGTCGTGAACGCCAGGTTCGAGCGCAGGTTCTGCACCCACACCCAGGCCTTGAGGGGCTGGAACTCGGGGGTGGAGGCCGGCGTGGATCGCAGCGTGATGTGCTTGGCGTGCTCGCGCAGGGAGATGAACTCCAGCTCAACGCCTCTGGTGCCGTCCTTGTTCTTGATGGCCCGCAGATCGGTGACCTTGTAACCCATGCGGGTTCGCCACGTCCGGTTGTTCGGGTTCAGGTCAACGATCAGGTGCAGGTCTTCTTGGATGCGGGTCTTGTGCATGCACAGGTCGGCCAGCCAGTCTGACCACTGCAACGTGATGGCACCGACGCCGGATTCGTCCATGTCGCGTTCCCAGTTGCCCCGGCGCTCGGAGACCACCTGGCCGAGGATGTCGAGCTTCTTATCGGCCAGCCGCAGCAATGGGGGTTGGCGGCTGGCTGCGACGATCAGATTGCGGCGCTCATCGAGCAGCCGGTACTTGGCGAGTCCGTCGGTGTAGTCGGTGATCTTGCGGATGTTCGGCTTCACCGATTCGCGGGGAACGAAGCCGCCCACTAGGCGTATCCCATCTTGTACCACTGCGGGACAATGGCCGTGATCTTGCCGGCCGGGTTGTTGTGCGTGACCTTGATGCGATGTGAGCTGGCCGGCGGGATCTGGGAGGTGAAGCCGATCCCCCCTTCCATGCGTCGGCCGACCGGCAGGCCGGAGTCAGCGTTGGTGACATCGCCAAGCAGGTAGTCCAAGATCGCGCTGTTGCGGATGATCTTGTAGAAGAAGTTGTCTGCGGGATCGTTGGATCCGGTGAGGGTGCGGGCGGCGGGATCGGTGTCGACGAGGATCAAGCCGTCGGACTGGTAGGTCTTGGGCAGGGGAACGATGCGGTCGATGATGCCGTCCTGGATGGTGACGGTGCCTTCGCCTTCGATGACGTACTTGGGCCACTGCGGCCAGTTGCCTTTGTTGACCAGCGATATCTCGCCGTGGTTGCGTCCGAAGATCGCCGCGTTGGCAGAGTCGTTGCGCCACTCCCGAACCCATGCGCGCTTGGAGTAGAAGGGGAACTCGTTGTGGATGGTCATCGACCAGTCCTGAACGTTGTTGCCGAAGGCTGTCGGGTCGCGTTCGATGACCTGGTTGTTGGCATCGCCGTAGCGGGCGCGGATCCACCGGAAGCCGTGGGTTCTGCTGTAGACGCCGATGAATCCCGCTGGCTGGTTCTTGTTCTCGGGCCAGTCTTCCCACCACTGTTCTTCGATCATGCGGTAGGCGAATTCGTTGTCGGGGAACCGCCGTCGGGCCAGGTAGTTGATGGCCGGGCCGATGGTGACGCCGATGTTCATGACCCGTTTGGGGTAGTCGGTGCGCTCGAGGGTCTCGCCGATCATGTACGGGCCCGCGCTGTAACGCTGGTCGAAGGGGATGTGCATCATCCCTTGCGTCTTCTCGTCGAGTACGACGCCTTCCTTGCCCTTCCAGTTCCCGGCGAGGTTCCACAGTCGGGATCCGTCGGGGCTGAGATAGACGACCTTGGTCTTCAGTCCCTGGAGCTGTTTTCCCCACGGCCCGAGGTCATTCCAGTCGGTGTAACGCTGCCAGCCCGCGTTGCGTTGGTCTACGGGCTGGTAGATCAGTGATCCATCCGTGCGGTGGGTGTTGCTCAGGTCGGGGTCGTAGTCGGCGGTCTCGTCGAACGCCTGCCAGAGGTTGAAGTGCAGCTTGTCCTGACGGGGGAAGATCTCGACCGTCATCGCTTCCCCGCCGAACCGGAGACGTGCTTGCGATACCCATCGTTCTGCCCCTTGTTGATCTCCCGCCGTACCGCGGTCGGGTCGGCCCCATGGATGCCTCCGTTGATAACCACGCCGGGGCCGCTCGGCCCGGGGGGCGCGCCGCCTGTCAAGCCGTGAGCGACCTCGCCAAGCCCGCCCCCGCCTGCGGTCAGATCCAGTCCACCGCCCGGGCCCGTACCGGGGCCGCCGCCGATGATCTCCTTGAGCACGTTGCCGCCCCAGTTGATACCGGCCATCAAGGACTGAACATTGGGCCACTCCAACGGATTCGAGAACAGCGAACCGTCGAGGCCCAAAGACTGCATGATCCCCGAGACCAAGGCTTGCCCGAAGTTCTCACCCAGCTCACCCGAGCCGTCCCCGCGCCGGCCAGTGCTCTCTTTCGCCGTCGCCAGCTTGTCCTCGGCCTCGGCCTGGCGCTGCTGAGCCTTGGTCAGCGACTCCTGCGCCTTGTCGCGCTTCTTCTCCGCCGCAGCGAGCTTCTTCGCCGAGGCGCCCTGCGCATGGAGCTGGTCCAGCTCGGCCTGAGCCGCATCGAGACGCGACTGCGCGGCGGACGTCGAATGCCGTGCCGTCGTCACCCGGTTGGCCGCAGAAGTCACCTTCGAACTGGCAGAGAAGCTCCCCGTTCCGTTCGGGTCATCCCCACCAGCCAACGCAATCCAGGCACGCTGAGGGAACATCGCCGCCCCCGCCGCCATGCCCCCGTACTGGCCACCGCCAGCACGGCCCCCCATCTCGACGTTGACGTCACCGTTGAACGGGTCAACGATGGTGCCCGCGGTGTGCCCGCCACCCGCACCATCAGCACGCCACCCCACCCAGTAGGCCGCGATCCCCTTCGGCGGATCACCCATCTGGAAGCCCCGCGACAACAACGCCGAAGCCTGATCACCCGTGCCGAAACGCCCGGTACCGCCAGTGACGAAGTTCGCCAGCGTGGACTGCGCACCAGAGCAATCGGTGTCGAAGGTGTCCCCGTTGCCCGCACCCCACAGGTACGTGCGGCCGGCGATCCCCGAGGCGAACTGGCGCAGAGCCTCCGGGGTGATCCCGCCGTCCTCGCGTGCGGTGAGCTGCATCCCGAACATGGCAGCCACTTCCGACAGAATCTGCGTGGATCGACCCCGCTTCGCCGACGCGAGGGGAATGTAGGCCTCGCCGCCGGTCTCCTTCTCCGCGAAGATCGTTCCCGCGCCCCGACCCGCGTACAGGCCCGCGTCCTGGGGCTTGATGATCCACTTCAAACCCTGGAAGCCACCGTCAGCCATCGGGACGATCGCACCGTTGGCGCGCCGCGCGGGCTGCCCGGGCGGCGGGGCATCCACGGCGGGCGCGCCGAAAGCCTCACGCAGCGTGTTGATCCGGATCAGCTTGTTCTCGGGCCGCTTCAGCTCCTCGATGACCTGCTTGGCGTCATCGACGCCATCCATCTTGACCAGGATCAGCTTGTTGTCCTTGATCTGCGCCTGGTAGTGCATCTTCTCCAGCAGGTCAAGGACTTCCTTGCCCAGCGGGGCTTCCACCTCGATGGTCTTGTCGTTGCCCGCGTGCACCTTCTCGCCCATGGCGGTCAGCAGTCCCAAGACCTCTTCACCGCCGGGTGCGTCGACCTTGATGGGGTGATCGGTGGGGATCTGCCCGGTCTGGAACAGTTTCGCGATGCTCGACAGCTGCCCGCCGGCGTTGGCCAGCGGCCCGCCCAGACTGTCGAACGCCGCCTTGATGCTCGGGATGTCCGTCTGGAAGCGCCGCGCCAGCATGGCGAACGTCTCTTCGTTGGCGACCATGGTGGCGTTCATGTCGCCGGCGTTCATCGCAACGTCGACGGTGGTGTCCACCAGGCGCTTGAGGATGTTGTTGAGTTCGACGCCGTTGACCAACAGGGTGTTGACCCCGCCGCTGGCATCGAACAGGGCTTGGCCGACTCCGGCCGCGGCATCGACAGGTAGGTCGGATTGCTGCGCGACTGCCGCTACCGCGGTGGTGTGCGCTGCTTGCGCGTCGGCTTTGGTGCGGGCCGGGTTCAACGCGTCCAGGGCCGCCTTGAGGGCGTTGGATTTATCGGCCGCCGACGCGGTGTCATCAGCGAGGGTGCGCATCGCCTGGGCCATCTCGTACACGCCCGGCGCGGTGTTCGCCGCGGTCTGCTGCTGAGCCATGAATTCGGTGCGGGCCCGGCGAAGCGCGTCGGCCGCTCCCCGTCCTCCGACGCCCGCGGCCTCGAGCTGAGTGACTATCGCGTCGAATCCGGCTTGGGACCCGTAGGCGGCGTCAGACAGGGACTGCTGACTCAGCTTCAGGGCGTCAAGGGCCTTGAGTGCATCCTTGGCGGCGGCGCCTTCGGCTTTAAGCTTGTCGGCGTAGCTGGCGGCCGGCCCCGAGAACGGGTTGATGTTGCGGTCGGAGTCACGGAACTTGTCCAGGAAAGACCCCGTGCGTTGCGACGCGGCCTCCAGTTCGGTGCTGATCGCCCGGATCCGCTCCACTGCAGACGACTTCACCGTGTCATCGAAAGCGCCGCGGGAGCGCTCCAACGCTTCGTTGAGTTCGATCTGGGCGCGACCGGTGTTGCGGACCGCATCCTGGTAGGCAGCCAAGGACTGAGAGGACTTCTGGTTCTGCGCGGCGATGTATGCGAACGCCGCCCCACCGGCCATCAGCGCCACGGATAGGCCACCGCCGAGGGCGTTTACCGCACCACCCGCAGCGCTTTGCAGTGCTTGCAGACCACTGGCCGCCGCCGTGCGGGCGTTGGTCCCCAGGACCCGAAGGTGCGCGCTGGCTATGGCACCGGATTGCCCGGCTCCGGCCAGCAGCCGGCCCGCGGTAGACACCGTGGGGTTGGACTGGGCCATCCACTGCACTGACTGCCGGTACGCGCCGGCGAACCCGGAGACTCCCCGACCAGCTGTCACCACGTTCTGACCCAACGATGCCAGAACCGACGAAACCGGTTGGGCGGCACGTGTCATCTGCCCCAGAATCTGCGGCGCAAACCGGAAACCCGCCCACGCCAAGGCAGCTGCCGTCACCAAGCCCTGGTGACTGCTCATCAACCCAGCGATCAGGCTCAGGGCCGGGGTGACAGTACTGAGTACCCCGGCCGCGGCCTGCAGCGTGGTGACGAAGGTCTTCCACGCAGCACCGCCGACGGCGGCCGCCGCCGAACCCGCCGACCGCGCGATCTCGCCGATCGCAGGACCCGCGTCACGCAAGCTCTCTACCAACCCCGAGATCGCGGTGCGGGTTTGCGACATCAACCCCTGCGCGGCGGAGTTCGAAGCCAGCTTCTCCCAGGCGTCCCCAAGTCCATCCAGGCCGGCCGACATCTTGGTTGCAAGCGTCGTCGCGGGGCCTTCCAGTGCGTCGTAGGCCGACAACTGCAGAGCTTCGAGACTGTTTTTGACCCGCTCCCACGCGCCGGGCAGTCCCTTGGTCTTGGCCGCAGCAACATCGGCAGCGGCGCCTTGGCGATCGATCGCCGTCCGCATCTGGTCGTACGACGCAGAGCCGTCTTTGGCCGCCACGCCAGCGATGCGCATCGCATCCGAGCCGAACAGCACCGCAGTGGCGGCCTGGTAGGCCTCGGGAGTCATCTGCGCCGCAGCTTGCCCCAGCTGGCCGTACAGGGAGTGCAGCCCCACGAAGCGGCCAGCAGAGTCGTAGACCGTCAGCCCGAGTTCGCGAATCGCCTCCTGCGCCGGCTTGCCCTGATCGGTCAAGGCCAGCAATGACGTCTTCAGCAGGGTGCCGGCGTCAGATCCCTTGATGCCGTTGTTGGCCAGCAGGGCAATGGCCGCAGATGTGTCCTCAGCGGACAGTCCGAACTGATTCGCGACGGTACCGGCCTGCTGCAGCGCCTGGGCGACATCGACGATCTCAGCCGACGACGCATTGGCCGCGTTGGCCAGGGTGTCGCTCATCTTGCCGGCGCCGGATGCGGACAGTCCGAAGGCCTGCAACGCCTGAGATTGGATGGTCGCGGCCTCAGTCGCCGAGATACCGGCCGCAGCAGCCAGCCGTAGCGAACCCTGTGCAGCATCCATGGACTGCTGAACCGTGAAGCCGCCCTTAGCGAGCTCCGTCATCGCCGCAGCGGCATCATTGGCCGACGTCGCCGGAATCGTGATGTCGTTGCCAAGGGCACGCGCCGCGTCCCCAGCACGCTTCAGCTCTGCCGCCGACGCCCCAGTAACCGCACTGAGGGTGTTCATGTTGGTGGTCCAGTCCATGCCGACCGACATCACCTGCTTGAACTGGCTAGCCAACCCCGCGATACCCGCAGTCACCCCACCCGCAGCCATGAGCGTCTTGGCCGACGAAGAGAATCGGGAGCCGAAAGCGCGGCCCGCCGCATCCCCTTGAGCGCCGAACCGGGAGCTGTCGACACGGGCCGCTGCGGAGAACCGCTCGCCGAACACTCGGCCGATGCGCGAGCCTTGAGCGCCCAGCTTGTCGCCGTCGATGGTGGGGTTCAGCTTGGCGCCACGTTCGACCTGCCGCATCGCGCGAGTGATGTCGCGTTGCATGCCGGTGGCCCGCACAGCCAGCGTGACCCACGCGGTAGCTAGCTCTGGCATCGGATCACGCTCCTCTCAGCAGCTCGCGGACATGCTCGGGTATCAGTTCGGTGATGTCGTCGACGTCGGCCCAGGTGGCCGGTCCAGGTTCTTGCTCCGGTTCTTCTAGCTCGAATCCCGGCCGCAAGACCGGCTCAGGGAAAGGAATCTCAGTTCCACGCTCGAAATGCAGTGCTGTGTAACGCCATCCGAGCTTCTGAAGCTCGAACAGAATCGCCGCGTCCAGGTCCTCGCTGATCGTCCAGCCGTCGTTGATCTTGTGATGCAAGGCCGTCGGTGGTGGCGCGGCCGTGATGTAGGCCCACAGGCCGCGCCACCCCAGATCGTCGAATTCCTTGTTGTCAGTGAGCAGATCGCGGTGCAGGGCGTCGGCTAAGTCCCCAGTTGCTTGGCGGACTAGCCAGAGGATTTTCCCGGTGTGAGGCCGGGGTCTCCCTCACCGTGGGCCGTGCCGGCGGCGACCCACGCCTTCCACAGTTCGTCGAGCGGGTCCCCGACGGTGTCGTCGAGGGCTCCCAGAACCTCACGAGCAGCCGGGCAGGAGGCACGGTCGATCGCCGCGAACTCGATGTCGGTGTCGGTGGGCAGGTTCCGGGCCTTGTACAGGAACGTCTTGGAGTAGATCGCTCCGAAAGACTTGATGACGACGACGGTCCCGTCGGCGAATGTGTGGGTGTAGAGGTCGTCGGTGTCGTAGTGCGGCGCCCAGTCGTAGTCAGGTGCGCCGGGCCCGGGCTTCGGCTCAACCGGTGCGCTGGGTGCGTCTTCGCCTGTGGTCCCGGCGGTGTCCGGTGCGTCGGCGGCACCTACCTCGGGGTCCTGCGGGGCGCCACCGATCACGTTGAACGTGCTCTCAGGCATGGGAACTACGTCGAATGTGTTGTCAGACATTGCATATTCACCTTGGCTCACCTTGGCTTTGAGATGGGGGTCTCCCCGCGCCGCGCCAAGGTGTTGCTACGGCGCGGGGAGACGATCAGGGCGGCAGCCCGGCGTGTCAGGCGGGCTCGACCGTCACCGCGGCACCGGAACCGGTGAGCAGGGATCCGTCGGCGGTCAGCACTCCGCCGTCGAGCAGCGCGACGGCGTAGGGGCCGCCGGCCGAACCCGTCACGGTGGCCTTGCCGGCGCCGAGCAGGGTCGTCAACGCCGACTGGAACGCGCTAGCGGCCACGTTGTTCGGCAGGCCCGACGCGACCGGGGTGCCGTTGACCGCCGGCAGGAAGGTGCCGCCGGTGGCGTCGGTCAGGGCGACCGTCCAGCTCGAGGGCGACAGCTTGTCGTCGAGCTCGGTGAAGGTGTCGTTGGTGGAGCCCTGCGAGTTCGGGAACAGATCGAACGTGATCTTCTGCACCGACCAGTCGCCCGGCTTCTCAGCCACCGGATCGATCTTGTCCGCCTGAGCGTCGTAGAGCACACGGCGCCGCTTCACCTTGCCGTCGAACGTGTCGATGATGAACGCGCCGTGATCGAGCTGGTCGGCGACACTGCGGGTCGCGATGTGGGTGCCATGCTCGGCGGTGGCCGGGGACACGGTCACGTTGGCCTCACCGTAGGCCAGGGCCATCACCGCGGGGTTGAGGATCTCGATGAACGTGATCTCCAGGGTGTCGTCCTTGCTGGTCTGCACCGACCGCACCTTGTCGCCGTTCCAGTCCTTCTTCTTATCGGTCTGCCGCTCCGAGGTGTAGGTGTAGCCCTCGTCGGAGACCCCACCGAGGCGGATGCATCCGCTGGGACGGGGTGCGTAGGCGGTGGTGGGCAGAGCGATTCCGCTCGGGACTCGCCAGATGCCGCCGTTGACCTTGGGGACACCGACGAAGGTGTTCTTGACGTTGGTGTGCGCCATTGTTCATTCCTCCATGCAGGGATTTCGCGCCATCGGGGGCGCACAACGAAAACCCGTGCAGCGGTTGCTGAACGGGGTCACCTTGGCCTGTGTGTTACGGGATCACGCTGGACTGGACTGTCCAGGTGTTGTTCACCTGAAACCGCTCGAAACTGGGCAGTTCAGGGTCTTGCGTCGGGAACGGACCGTGCATCTCGCACGGCTCACTGACCAGTTGCTCACCGTCGACGACGATGTCCGGTGCAGCACGCAGGATCGCCCCGCATACCCCCGCCAACCGTTGGCACCACATCTCGTCGTCGCCGTACACCTGGGTGATGGTCTGGACCCACTGGGTGCGCCGGCAGACCTCCCGGCCAGGCAAGGTGTAGAAGCGGATGAACCGCTTCGGCAAGGGCGAGGGAACCTTCTCCCCGACCGGGACATCGGCGTACCCGCGCGGCGCGAGCTCCTGCAGCAGGATCCGGCGACCCAGCTCGGTGGTGTCAGGGAAGACGACCAGCTCGACCATCAGATGCTTCGCTGCAGCGCATTCGTGATGGCCTCGTGCTGGATAGCGCGCTGGCCGACGGTGACGATGCGGCGGCGAGCACGATTGGCGTCACTGGCCTCGTAGGCCTTGTAGTAGGGCTCGGTGGCCGCCGGCGAGGTGGTCGAGGGGACGGCGTTGGCACGCTCGGTGACCTGCTCAGAGTGCTCATCCAACAGGGACTCAGCCCCTGCGGAGGTCAGCAGCTCTTGGAACCCCGCAGCGTTGAACTTGATGTCCATCAGCCCACCCACTTCAATTCGATGACATGACGATCGGGAGAGAATCCGAACGGCCCGTGATTGAAGTCCTTGGGTAGCCCGATGACCTCGAACGTCTTTCCCTCAATAGTGAACTTGTCCCGGTGATCAACCGGGACCGACGAGTCCACCACCAGCACCAGATCCAGCGTCGCCAGATCTCCACCAGTCGGTGCCGATGCGGGTTCCGTTGACGCGTCCTGCGTTTCCGGCGACCACCACACACACGCAACGGGCACCGGGTCTTCCCAGCCGGGCTTGGTATTGCCGCGACCGTTAACTAACCCACCCGGCTTGTACGCCTCGTGCTGGCAGGTGAAGGGCAAAGGAAAGTCGCTCACGCGGTGGCTACGTTCTGGACGCGGCCACGGCAGCTGTGAGGACGCAACGTGTTCTTGTCCTGCCGAGTCAGCCACACCCCACCCGAGGACGCCTCAGCGGTGAATCGGCGGGAGGTGCCGAACGGGCCCATGGTCCGCTGATTACTTTCCTCACCCACGGGTGCATCCGAGGACAGCGTGCGGGCGACCATGCGCGACACCACGATCGCGACTTCGGCGGGGATCGGATCGGGTGTGCAGCCGAGGAAGGCGATCGCCGCGGCCGATGCCTCTTTGATCAGCCCCGGGAGCTGGCCCGCTTCGTCAGCCGTCGGTTGTCTGCCGAGGCGTTCGGACACGTCGGCGTCGGTGGCCAGAACCTGCATCGTCACCCTCCCTTCCCGAATCATCCTGGGAATCAGCGGAAGTCAGGTCGTCACCGACGTGTGCCCCTTCCGGGACGGGGTCACCCGCAAGGCCCGCATCCGCTGGGGAGTCCGCGTCAGCGAGGTGTTCCCCGACCTGCGCCCCTTCCGGGACGGGGTCACCCGCAAGGCCCGCATCCGCCGGGGAGTCCGCGTCAGCCAGGTGTTCCCCGACCTGTGCCCCTTCCGGGACGGGGTCACCCGCCGCAAGGCCCGCATCCGCCGGGGAGTCCGCGTCAGCCAGGTGTTCCCCGACCTGTGCCCCTTCCGGGACGGGGTCGCCCGCCGTGAGGCGAACGACCCCGTCACCGAGATGGGCGTAGACAACCCCGACGAGGTCGCTACGAATCCGCATCACGACACCACAGTGGCGACCATCGATGCGACCGGGTTCACCAGCACCGGCACGGCGATGGCGTTGGAGTGCACCCAGACCGCGATCGGGTCGCGGGTCTTCCACGCTCCCACCACCAGACCGGGCTGCTCGGCGGCCGCGATGCCGTACTCCGGCTCCGTTGCCTCCAAGGTCTGCCCGCAGAAGGTGCCTCCCAGCTCGTTGGAACCGTTGGGTTCCACCGGTGCCGGCAACAGGAACAGCTTGTTGGGCGACAGCACCGCCAGACCGCGGATCTTGCGGTCGAAGATGTAGATCGGCGGCAGGTCGTAGCTGGCCAGCACGGCGTTGAGCGCTTCCATCGAGACGATCGACGGAGTGCCCGCGGTCGTGGCGACCAGCGCGCGAATCTCCTCGGACCGCTGCAGCGCAGCAACAGCCTTGCGCGACGTCACCATCGCCCCGGGCATGTTGCCGTTGTTGCCGTCCTTGTAGACATCGCACCAGGCGATCAGGTCGTCGATCGCCTTCGGGGTCCCCGAAGAGGCGTTCCACAACACCGACGCCGTGACCGTGTTCCCCGCCGGACGCCCAAAGCTCAGGGTCTGCTTGACCCCGTTCTCATCGATGGACAGGCCGCCGGTTTCCAGCGCCTGCCCGCGGGCGATCTCCAGCCGGTCAACGACCGCGTTGACGACCCGCAGTGCGGCCTTCTCGACCCCACCGAGGGTCAGCGCGGCAACGTCACCGCCACGCATCCGCAGCTGGTCGTACTCCGAGACGCGTTCCTTGAGGCCCAGGGGCAGCAGTTCGAACACCTTGCGTTCGCCCTTGCCGCCGGATCCGATCGGGGTCTCAGCGTCGAAGCTGCGGTACTGCGCCAGCTCCCCGGTGCCATCTTCACCGACGACGGTGCGAACCACCACGTCGGGGACTTCGGTGTTGGGCAGCCACCGCGCCAGTGTGCCCTTGCGGCGCTCGACGTCTTCCTGCGCTGCACGGGCGTACCCGGTCAGCTCGGCCGGCGAGATCAGTTCGGTCCACAGTTTCGACATGATCAGGCCTCCAGCACGAACAGGCCGCTGGTCACCGCGTTAGCGAGAACCGGGGACGGCAGCTTGGACAAGATGATCCGGCCGGTCCAGATGGCCGGTGCGGTGAGGTTCCCGGCACCGGCAGTCACCGACTGGTCGGTCAAGATGAAGCCGGCGAGGGTGGCCGCCGGCCCGGGCGCGGTACTGCCTTCACCCGCGGGGACGGTGGCGTCCTTGTTGTAAGGAACGGCCAGGCCATCGACCAGGGCGTAGGGCTCGCCGGACTTGATCCGGCCGGTGCTGATCTTGGCCGACCACGCCGAGATGTTCAGCGTGACCGTCTTGGCGGTGTCGGTGCCCGAGCGCGAGCCGAGCCACGACTGGTCGCCTGCACCGAAAGACTCAGAACGCGGTGCGAGCTGGGTCATGGTGTCACCCCTTTCAAGGTGGTTGTGCAGGCGGCCCGCCTGCGGGGGTTACTTACGGGATTGCGCGAACCGTTCACGACCCGCGGACAGCGATCCGCCGCGTGAACCAGAAGGGATGCCCTGTTGCGGGTTCGGCGCAGGTACGCCCGGCCCGACCTTGAGGTGCGGAAGCCAGTCGTCAATCTCGGCGTCGATCGACTCCTCGGTCTCCCCGGTCAACGATGCGGCGAGCTTCTTCGCCGCGTCAGTGGAAAGACCTTTGACCACGGCCCGATCGGTGCGCAGCTGTGTGAGCTCGGCGGCGACCTTCGCGGCCTCCGCCGCAGTGCGGGCAGTGATCTCGGCATCGAGCCGGGCTTGCATCTCGGTGAGCTGCTGCTGCAACTGCGGGGTCACGCCGCCAGCATCGAGCTGGGCTTGCAGTTCCTTCGCCCGCCTCTCGGCAGCCTCCCGAGCATCACGCTCGGCCTGCAAGGCCTTGATGCCGCCAGCGCCCAGCGGCTTATCCTCAGCCGCGGCGGGAGCGGGCGGCCCACCTGCCGGTGGGTCGACTGGAGGTGCGACCGGGTCGACCGGAGGCACAGCAGGATCAGCTGACTTGGACATGGGTGTTCCTCCATCGCAGAGGTTGACCGAAGCGACCTCACGTCGTCCTCGGGGGACCAAAAACCCCCGCACCTAGGTGGTGGCGGGGGTTGGATCAGTGGGAGTGGCAGGAATCGAACCTGCCGCGCTTTCGCACCGGATTTACAGTCCGGGTGACACACCAGTGCCATCACTCCCGGAAAATGACGCAGGGCCCCATTGCCCGCTCGTTCTGACGGCCTGTTATTTCAAGGCTGAAGCGGGGGGGAACCCTGCACCCGAAAGTTTACCACCGTTCACGCGAGATTGATCTCGGTGAGTTTTCGGCCGTCAGCCGAAAGGACCCAGAGTCGCTGAACAAGGTTCTCGGGGTTTCGGCGGTTGTACTCAGAGAGCTGCCCTTCAAGCTTCGGGCTCAGTTGGCGGCGACCGAGGTCTACCAGGAAGTTGTCCTTGCGTACGGCTGAGCCCCGCTCCCGCGCGGCGCGGGCCTTCTCCACACTGCGGCGCAACTGATTGCCGACCGATTCGTACTTCGCCTTGGTGGCCTTGGTGTCGACTTCGATACCCTCACGCGAAAGCCACCGGAAGTCACTGGTCGGAAGACGGTCGTCGCGCGGGATCCACTCGAGCTGCTCCCCGCGGTCGGTCAGCCGTTCGACGGTCTCGATCTCGTGCTGGTAGAGCTGTTCGCCCTGCAAATCGACTGGCAGCGCCCGTTGACGTTGCTGACGTTCCGCTTCAGACCACACCGGGGCCCGATGCGGGTGAACGTAGCCCTTCGTGTGACCGGCGAAGGGTGGTTCCTCTGGCTGGTCCGCGGCGCCGAGCTTGCCGCCGGTGGGTGGATCGGCGGGCGGTTTGTCGCCGCCGCGACCGCCCGCAGTTTCTGGTGATGCGCTTTGCGTAGGTGTCTTCACACCTATTAGGGCCCGAGTCGCTGCTTTTCCTACAGGGTCGGGCGTTCCGGGGCCCTTACCGTTGCGGTTGGTGTAGGCGCGGGCAGCCGGACTGTCGGCCGGGACTCGCATGGACTTCGGGGCGCCGTCGCGTCCGTGGACCTCAATGTCGACCATCTCGATCGGGTCCGCGGGCTGTCCCTCGCGGCGCCGGCTGTCGATGGCGTCCATCTCGCGCAAGATGGCGTTGAGCTCGGATTTCCCACCTGTATCCGCGCCGGACGCCGAGACTGCGCGGGTCGCAGCGATGTAGTCGTCTTCCCACTTCTCGACGTAGTCCGGCGGCTCGTAGGAGGTGCCCGGCCGTACTGGGACGGCGATGCAGCGGCAGTGGTCGTGGTACTTGCCGCCGTAGCCACGGGTACCGCGCAGCCGGCCGGTCTTGCGGTCACCGACCGACCTTCCGGCTTTCCGGGCCCCGCGGGCACTGCTGTAGGTGGCGCGTCGGGCGAGCGCTTCGTCGCGGGTCATGTACCCGGCGGCGATCTGGCGGCGGTCGGCGTTGGTGATGTCGATACTGCGGCCGACCACCCTCTCGGCCGATGCCTTACTGCGGTAGACCGCACCGCGGGTGGCCATCAGCCGGCAGAACGAACACGCATTCGCTGATGCGTAGCGTGCCCAACGAGTGCCGGGCTCATCGTCGAACGAACCGCCGGGCGGATCACCGTACTCGGTCTGCAGGTTGTGCAGGACCGTTTGTCGGGAAGCGTCGTAGATCATCCGCTTCACCGATCCGGAGAGCCGCTCCAAGGGTGTCGCGGTCCCCGGCGCGTACAACGACCAGCTGACCGAGCTGTTCAGCCTTTCGGCCGGCAGGTCAACGTGCGGCGTTGCGACGTAGGGCAGGTCCGGGGCTTGCTCGGTGTACCACTGCGCTGAGACCAGCGCGCCGGCTTGCGTGTAGGGGCCGATGATCTCGGGGAACGCCGCCAGCAGCAGGGCCGCGAACTCCGGGTCGTCGGAGTACTTGCGCCACAGCGCAACGAGGTCGGCGATGACTTCCGTCGACAGGTCGGACAGGACCAGTTGTAGTGCGAGTGCGTCAGCCGCGGTCGGCAACGGTGCGGTCCGCCAACTCAATCACGTTGGGGTCGGAGCGGGTCTCGCCCGACTTCGCACGCAAACCCTCGACCAGGCTTCGGACCGTCGCTTGACCTAGCTCGTCACGCAGCTGCTGCTGCTCTTGGGCGGACAGTCCGATTCGATCCCACGTGACCGATGACGTCGGCGGCAGCACATCAGCGCCGACAAGCTTGGTGGCTTCGTCGGCTGATGCCGCCCGCGTCGGCGTCGACGCGTCCTTCCACGACACACCGATCTTCCGGAACGTTTCGGGATCGAATTCCTTGCGCATCATCAGTGCCAGGCGAGCGACTTCCATCCACGCAAGCCCGAACGACACCTGCCGGCGTTCAGCGCGCTTGACCAGCCGGTACTCCTGCTGGCGGATCGCGTCAGCGCTCGAGGGATTCTCGGTGACGAAGCCAAGATAGGAGGCGGGTAGGCCGCCCTCGGCGGCCAGCAACTGTGAGTACGCCCGCACCTGATCGATGTAGGGCGTGGGCGGCGCCGGCCGGAACTCGTGCAACTCGACCTTGATCAGCTCGCCGTGTTCGTCGTACTGCGGCGGCACTACGTTTAAGCGGCCCTGCGTCGCTGTCCAGCCTGCGCGCCGGTTCTGCTCGGGCGAGTCCTTCTCATCCATCCCGAACACGGCCGGATCCGCGTTGAGCGCTGACCACTTCGGGGAGGTGTAGAACTCGCGGTTGATCTCCATCCCGAGCAGCGTCCGCACGGCAGCGTCGGTGAGATAGACGACCGCACGGGTGATCTCGGAACGGCCGGTGACATCAGATCCCCGGTCCCGGTTGAGCATCCGGGCTACCGGCACGCGACCCAGATTGTGTGGATCACGATTGGTCGCAATGAGTTCGCCGCGCTTGCGTTCGAATCGGATGGTCTCGTTGGGCAAGTAGAGCGACTGGTGGACCAGGACGCCGCGATCGTCGTAGGTCTGAGACAGCGCCGACTTCGCGCGCCGCCGGCGGTAGTCCCAGTCGACGGTGCAGCTCTCTGTGGACTCCACTGAGATCAGCACTGCGGGCTCATCGGCGGCGGTGTCGCCACTGCCGACCGTGACGAATCCGCAGCCGTAGATCAATGCGTCGAGATGGCCGCGGCCCGCCTCGGCCAGCAGCTGATTGTCCCGGACGTCGTCCTCAAGGTGGAGGGCTTCCGCGCCGGTCCATCCCCGAAACTCGATGCGTTCCTCGAGTGCGTCAACAACGACTGCGGGCCAGCCGCAGACCGCGTTGACCAGGTCCGCCAGCCCGTCCGGTGCGGCGATGCCAAGGTCGAATGCGGTGCGCTTGTTCTCGTAGAGCGCGGACTTCTCGGTGTTCTTCAACCGAACACGAGTGAGTCGCTGCGTCAGACCGGCGTAGGTTTCTGCCTCCGATTCGGTGAGCTTCAGGGTCGGCAGGGCGATGGCGACCGGTGCCGTCATCCGATCACCGCCTTCCTGATCTCACGTCGTTTCCTGTCGGTGACGCCTTGGGCCACTGCGTCCAGGCGTGCCTTCCACGCCATGACCGCCGCGTAGGCGGCGTCGATCTTGTCCGGGGACTGCGGGAACGCCTTGAAGATCAAGTAGCCGGTGCGCGTCGCGCGGCGGCGAGCGTTGAGCACGTGACGGGTCAACGCCGATGTCCCGTGGTGCTTGATCTCGCCGTTGACCACCGCGTCGCGGAAGGCCTCGACCGCGACGGTGACTTGGGCGGTCTTACCGCGTGGCCACACCGCGATCGGCTCAGCCTGAGTCGCTTTCACCTTCAGGCGGCGGCCGAACTGGGCTTCCCAACGCGCCACATGCTCGCCCCACCCGGACGGGTCGGCGTAGAAGCCGACAACTCGCCACCGATCGAACGCTCCGCGTACCGCGGCATCGACCTCGATCGGATTCGGTGTCCACTCGCGGCCGGTCGGGCCGTCCGGTTGCTCCCACACCCGGATCTCGAACAGCAGGCCATCACTGACACGGCAACCTACGAGCGCTGTGGCATCCGCCTTGCCCTTGGCGCGGCCTTTGGACCCGTCGAATCCGAGCACGATCGACTCGCCATCGGCGAGCACCGCGTCCAGATCCAGGCACGCTGCCCAATCTGGTTGGGAGATCCACGCATCCGAGGCATGCGTGATCTGGTTGAGGTAGTCGCTGCGCGCCGTCTGGACATCGGTGGCCGGATCCCAGATCACGGCGATCTGCGCTTCGAGATCGACATGACCCGGGGCGCAAGGCGGGTCGTGCAGAACACAACCATCCGGATGTCCGGACGAGTCGCCGTAGGAGACCCGCAGGCCGGCGACGAGAGATTCTCGGTCGGTCATGTCGGTCTCGGGCGGGGCCTCGCGGTGATCCCACAGGACCGGGGTTTCTAGTCTGGTACGTCCTTCACGCGCAGCGGTCGCGGTCTCCGCGGACTTCTCGGCTACCGATCCCTCGCCGGGGGTGTAGGCGTTCGGCGACTCGATGGTCCGGCCACCGTTCTTGGCGGTGTTGGTCCGGATCTTCTGCGCCAGCGCAGGACCGCCGTTGGAGGGCACCCATTCCTCGGTCTGATCGAGCACCGCGAAAGTCGTCGGGGCGCCTTTGACGGTGCGTCCGGAGCTGGTGCGCTTCTCGATCGAGCCGCGCGGCAGATTCACCACCGTGTCGAACGGCTCGACACCTGGGTAGGCGTCGATGACCGGCCCGGCCAGCATCTCGATCATCGGCTGCCAGGTGTTGTTCGTCTGGTCTTCGGACACCGCGGCGACGTGCACCAGGGGGGTCCGGACCGTTCGCCACGGTTTGCCGACGGGTTGGCCGTTGGCGTCCCAGCCATCGAACAGGACATCGGCCAGGCCCTCGACGATGCACAGGGCGCCCAGGATGGGCGACTTGCCCCAGCCGCGGGGACGGCCGAGCAGTCCTCGGCCGTAGACGAATCTGCCGGTCAGCGGATCAAGCTGGTACCAGCGGAGGATGAAGTCCTCTTGCTCGAGATACGGCACGAACGGCTCGTACTCGTCGACAGCAGGCCGAGCGAGGTACTCGGTCATCCAGTCCAGGACATACCAGCCCAGCGTCGGAACCTCATCGGGCTCCGACGGCTTCCACGGCATCAGACCGCCTTGAGCGGTCCCCGCCGGCCGCGTGAGGAGCTGGAAGGCTTTTTGCGCTTCTCGTCGGCTTCGTCGGCGGCGGCGTAGGTGATCCGCAACCGGGCGCGGTCTTCGGCGGTGGCGCCCATCTTCGCCACGCGCAGCCGCAGCTCAGCCAGCAGTTTCAAGTCCCCGGCGCCCCACACCTGCGCGTGCAACAGCGCGGTGTCGAGCAGGAAATCCCAGTCGGTGGCGGTGAAGTCCTCGGAGAGGGGTTCATCTCCCCACGTTTTCCACCACTTTTTCGTGGCGGCCGGCCAGGCCGCGCGGCGCCTGCGACCGGTCTCCGGATTGGTCACGAACAACGGTGGCAACTCCGGCTGCACCACCGACGGGGCGGTGTAAACGCGCAGGCCAGAGGTGTCAGTGGTGTTGCGTCGGACGCTGTTGCTTTTCGGGCGTGGCCCTTTTCCTGCCATGTCGAATGACCTCCTCGCGAGGGCAGCCGTTGAGGTGCTCGCGGGGGCCGTCGCGGCCGGCGAGCTGAAAAATCCCAGACCCGTACAAAATCTGAGCGCCTATGCCCCCCGCCGGGGCGGGGAGGGGGCGGGGAGGGGCATACCCCCTGGGGGTTCCGGCGGGGTTTGCTGGACCGCATCGCCGCAGGTCAGCGCGTTGGCTGCGCTCCGCGTTTCCGCAGTTCAGCGAGGCGTGCGGGTGCCAGCAACGTTGCTGGGCAGCAGGCCTGGGTGGGCTTCGCGCGGGTGCCGGCCGCGAGTCGCGCGCGCCGCGGCGGCGGCGCGGGCTTCGGCGGCGGTCTTCTCCGTGTGGCACGGCGTGCACAGCCACTGCGCGTTGGCCAGCGTGTGACGGCCACCTGATCGCCGGTTGCGGATGTGGTCGAGTTCGAGCGCGCTGGTGTCGTCGCCGCATCGGGCGCAGCGGTAGTCCAGTTCGCGCACGGCTTGGTCGCGGATGTGCTTAGGGAATCCGCGGTAGCGATCGGGGTTGTCGTCCCAGTTGCTCATCGAGATCCGTCCCGGGTCCGGGAATGCGAAACGCCACCGTGGTGTGGACACACTGGTGGCGTGGCACCCACTATGCCTGACGCATTGCCTCCTCGCAAGGAATCCCCAACCACCGCGTGTCAGCTGTCCGCGTGCCGGGGGCAGCGCACGATCGGTTGGTCACCGTCGAACATGACTGACCAGCCCTCGCCGTCGAAGGTTAAGTCGTTGCCGGAGCCGAGCCGTAGTGGTCGGAAGGTGTGGTTGTTGCAGAGTGCCCAAGGTTGGTCGTCACTCGGGGCTCCGCATTGAAGGCGGACGGTGATCATTCGAGTACTCCCGCGGGTAGGTCGTAGCCGAGTACGCGTGCGAGGTGCATGTAGAGGTCGGGTGACCACGATGTCTTGCAGGCTTGGCATTGGCAGCCGATGGTGGTGATCTGCAGCGCGGGTTGGCGGACGAGTTCGCCAGCTGAGTCTTTGCGGTAGACGGTGGTCTTGCCGCAGGCGGGGCATGGTGCGGAGAGGGTCTTGACGTGCGTGTCGGCCAGCAGTGTGGTGATGCGCTCGGCCCACGCGGTGATCCGGTTGGCGATCGTGGTCACCTCGCTGGCGTCCTGGGGCCGCCACTTGCGCGCGTTGATCGCCTGCAGCCGTAGCACCGTGGGCGGTTGGGCATCGCGGCCCGTGAGGTCGCCGGGTATTGCTGGCCAGTTCGGTTCCCACTCCGCGACAGTTCGGTCGATCTCGTGGAGCAGATCCACCGCGTCGACCCATAGCGGTGCTTGGGAGCGTGGCACCCCGGAGCGCTGTTGCTTCTCTCCGGGCAGGGCGTCGTGCAGCTGGTCGTAGAGCGGGTCGAGCCAGACCGTTCCGGCCTTGGTCTCGGTGAAGCGCGGTTTGGGATCGATGAGCGATGAGATCGCGTCATCGAGCTTCTGGCGGGCGTCGGGAAGGCTGCCGTCTTCGGTGGTCTGCGGCGCTGTCATGCGGTGCCTATCTCCTGCATTCGTGACCGCATCCGGTCGGCTAGCTGCTGGCGGGTGGTGGCGGCCCGCGCCTGTTGCTGAGTGCGCGCCCGGAGCTGTTGACGGGCACGCCGGCGGCTGCTGATTGCTTGATCGTTGACGGGTGAGATGACTGGTGCTGGTGCTGGTGCTGGTTCGGTTGAAGGCTGGTCACTGTCAGCGACCCATCGCCAGCCCTCAGAGATGCTGCCAACATGCGTGAAACCGGGCCGGGCGGCGTCGAATGTCTCGTTCCACGCCTCGTTGATCGAGTTCCACATGCGCTCTGCGCTAGCCACGACGTGGATCGAGAGCATCCTCTCCAGTCGGCGGTGAGACTCTGCGTTCAGTGCCTCGATCAGGGCATCTACGCGGGTATTGTGCCTGTGCAAGAGGTACTCGCGGGCAGTCTCTCGCTCACTAAGCGATGGTTGCACTGGCCCAATGAAGTCGGAGCCTGGACAGAGAAGCCGACTGTCGTCTTCGGCTAACCGGTAGTCGTCGTCGTACCTTCCGAAAACTCGCATGTTGGCTATGCGTTCGGTTATTGGGATGCCGTGCCAGTCTCTGCCGCAGTGCCAGCACTTGTCATAGCGGTTGACGTTGTAGTCGCCGACGGGGCCGGCGGCGATCTGGTCGTCAACGAGGCGGTCGATGTCGTCGATCAGGGAGTCGATTTCGCGGGGCATCAGTGGGGCCGTCTCCGTTCGATCCCGGCTTTGTCTAGGACGGCTCGCGCTCCGTCGTTGATGCCGTTGATGTAGCGCCAGGCGTCGTAGTAGGTGTGGATGCTGCAGCTGCACCAGTTCGGTCCTGTCAGGGTGACTTGGTAGTAGTCGCCGGGATATTCCTGGGGCTGTAGGTGGACAGTCAGGTTGATGCCGGTCTCAGAACGAACCAGTGCGGCATGCCATTTCAGCTTGATCAGGTCGGGCCACGACTGGTCACATGGTGGTTCAGGCGTGCTGCCACCGTCGTCGTGGTGGATCATGCGCGCGTTCTCGATCACGCCGAGGTCAGACGCGGCTACCTCTGAATCCGGCTGGTTGGCCGGAGGATGCGTGGGCCATCCGATCTGGTGGGTGTCAAAGCGGATGCTCTGTTCGTCGGCCATTAGTCAGGCCACCTTCCTACGAAGATGTTTTCGGGGCCTTTGCCGTCGGCGGCGATGGCGGCGGCGATGGCGGCGTCGATGAGTGCATCGGAGAGGAGTTCGCGGCCCTTGCTGGTGAGTTCGAAGTCGCCGCGGCATCCGCAGTCGCAGCCATCGACCAGGCCACGGCCCTTGACCCTGCGGAACTTGGCGAGGACGACCTTCCAGGGCACGCCTGGAACTTCGTCGCTGCGGACTGGGGCGTTGCGGTCTAGGCCTCCGAGTACCCGGGTCACGTCGTCGCGCAGGGCCCAGTACCAGTCGCCGCCGGGCATTGGGTCTTGGCAGCACGAGACGGCGGCCAGGAACACCACGTCGGGGATGTCGCGGGCGTGCTGATAGTTCGGGGGATCTGGTGGCGGCGCAATGGGTTCGGTCACTGGCGGTCACCGACCATGTCGTCAGTCGGGCCGTTGAGTCCGTCGATTGCCTTGTCGATCAGGTCAATAGCGGCGCGGGTCCATCCGATGTGAATCAAGTTGAGCAGTTCAGCGCGAAAATGGTTCTCGTCGTTGATCATCACCCTCAGCAGGAGTTCTCGCGCCTTGAATGGCGGCACCGCCGCGCATCCGTTCTGTTCGGTGCGGCGGAGGTACCAGCGGGCTTTGTTGAGGTCTTCCTTGAGGTTGCCTTTGTCCCAGGCCCGCCAGATGTATTTGATGGCGTTGCCGAGGGTGAAGCTGCACAGTTCGGTGATCTCGATGCACTCGATGCCTGAGGGGTGAGATCCGTAGTGCGGTGGGTGGTTAACCATGTCGGTGCTCATTCGCCCGCTCCTGGTGACCAGCCACGGTTACGGATGGTGGCTTGCAGGATTTCGCCCGCCGCATCAATGGCCCAACCGTCAGGCAGGTCATCCAGCGACACCATGTGCTTGTCAAGAACGTCTTCGAGGTCTTCGTAGATCGCTTGCTCCCGTGCGGCCTCGTCCTCGTCCAGAAGTTCCTTGTGCGGGAGGTCGTAGGGATCGGGGTCGACGCGGCGTGGCGTACCCACAGACCGTCCGAAGTCCCCGGCCTTGACGAGCAGCTCGTAGTTCCACCGTGCGTCGGCCAGGGCGTCGTGTTCATTGGTTTGCGGAGGCTTCTGGAAGTCAGGCCCAAGATGCTCGATGAGCTGCATCAGATCGTGAGTCCACATCGGCATGAATCGGGGGTGGTTGATCATGCGGCCCCAGAGTTGGCACAGGGCGACGTGGTCGTATGCGCCGTAGTACGCCCACAGTTCGGGTAGCTCGTCGTCGGCGATCTCTTCATCGCGGGCAGCGATGTCACCTACGATGAAGTCGCGGACCTCGTTGGCGATTACCCACTTTGGCTTGACCCTGCAGTCGCGCATGTTCAGGCCGCCCCAGTGCCAGCCAGTTTCGCCGAAACCGCTCCGCTTCTTCACCTGCCCGGTGGAGTGGGTTGGTAGATGGCGCACGACGTTGTCCATAAGCCAGTCGTCTTTACGTATCTGATCCCAATTGGCATCGGAGTTGATCGCGTAATACTCGCGGCCGTCCTCGCAGACAATGCCGATGCTGATCAGGTCGATCGTTCGGCCATCCTCAAAGAATTCGGTGTCGTAGCAGAAGATGGTCATATCAGTCCTCCGGTGGTTGGTGGTCGAGGTTGGCGAGGGCTGCGCGGATTCGGGCGTTGTCGATGTCGAGGTAGACGCGGTGGGCGGTGGCGGAGACGTGGCCGAGGATGGCCATGCGGGTGGCTTCGTCTACGCCTGCGTCGAGTAGGACGGTGGCGGCGGTGGCGCGGCTGCTGTGGCGGGTGACGTTTGGGAGGCCGGCGGCGGCCAGGGCGTCTTTCCAGCGGTTGTGGTCGTCGGTGGGGCTGATGGGTCGGCCGTCGGGTTCGTGCCAGACGAGGTTGTGCGGGTTCGGGCCAATGTCCCGGATCTTGCGTTCGGCGAGCATGTCCCGCAGGGAGTTCAGCATCGGAACTCTCCGGATGCTGGCCTTGGTCTTGGGTCGGGTCAACGCGAGGTTGTTGTGCAGCGGTACGTGTTCGAAGCCTCGCGGGATCAACGGTGTGCGGTTCGGGCAGTTGCCGGCGCGGCGGCGGCCGCAGCGGGGCGCGCCGTCGGAGGGATTGCATCCGTGGAGCCAGGGCAACGGTTCGAGTTGCCAGGACAGGTCGAGGAATTCGGCGTCGAAGTCGACGCGGTCCCATTGCATGCCGAGGATTTCGCCGCTGCGGGCCGCACTCATGAACGCGGCGGTCCAGCGGTCGTAGAAGGGATCGTGCTTCGCCTCAGCGGACAGCATCAGTGTCCAGGCTTGCTGGGCCGTGAGCTGCTTACGTGGCTGGGGGGTGTGCGGCGGTTTGTCGACTGCGTCGGACGGGTTGAAGTCGATGATGCGTTCCTTGATCGCGGCGACCAAGGCGCAGCGCATGACGATGTAGCAGGTCAAAGCGTTGCGTGAAGTAGGGACGGCGGCGAGCATGCGGCGCAGGTGGTGCGGCGCGAGCCGGTCCACGGGCAGGTCGCCGATGGCCGGGATGATGTGGTTCTCGATGACGCTGCGGTAGCGGCGGATAGTCGACGGCCGGACCCGCACGATGTGGATCTCATCGACCCACAAGCGCAGCCAACCAGCGACGCTGTAGCCGCCAGCCGCGGCATATTCGGAGTCCAGTTCGTCGATCCGCCGGTCGAGCTTCTCCGCGGCGACGACCGGGTCCATAGAGGAGACGGTGATCATCCGCCGGGTGCCGGTGCGCACCGAGCGGGGATCACGGATCTTGCCGATCCACAGCCCGCCCTCGCGCTGGAACAGCGTGCCGCGCTGGTGCCGGCGCGGTGGGATCACCGGCGCACCGCGCTGAGCTGTGGTCATTGCCGCGACTCCAATCGGTCAGGGAACTCCCAAACACTCGCAGCCCGAACCGACAGCACCCCATCCCCGCAGCTCCACCCCGCAAACCCCGACCAGGCCGTGCACCAGGGCACTGCACCCAGGACTGGCAATACCCCTATGGGCATATGGGGAGATGTGTCGCGGGGTGCCCCGGAGACGCGAAAGCGCCCCCGACCGGTGAGGTCGGGGGCGCTGGGGAGTTCCAGTTCGGGGTGCGGTTAGGCCATGATCTTGGCGGCCTTCGTTGTCGAACGGATCTGGTCGCGGTACTTGATGTGTGACATGCCAGCTTTGATCGCGACGGTTTCGGTCGGGTACACGTTCGAGACCCAGCCGCAGATGCACACCGACCGGTGCCGGACGTACTCGTCGAGCGCTACCAGATGGCAGCAGGCGGCGCTCATACGTCCACCCACGCATCCCGTCGGATGATCTTGCTGATCTGCGAGTGGGACATGTTGTACCGCAACGCGAGCGAGCGCGCCGATTGTCCAGCGGCGCTCGCCTCACGGATGGCATGCACCTCGTCCGCGGTGAGCTTCTGGCACTTCGGAGGCCCCTCTACCAGGGCAGCCCGGTACGACGGGCGCTCCCTAGTGGCAGTGCTGTTCGCCAGCCGGCATGCCTCGCATGTGGGCTCTTTCAGGCGGAGGTGGCGCCGGTAGCCGGATGGTGTGCCGCAGGCGGCCGGTAACCGCCCGGGGCCCGACTGGCTTTTGCCGCAATACCGCGCGCCCCACACGCCGTCGGTGACGCCCATCTCGCGGCCCAGCGCGCTGCACTCCGCCTGGACTGGGCAGATCGCACAGACGGCCAGGGCGGCCTCTTTCCCGGCGACGTCGGTCTCGGACGGCCAGAACAGCTCGGGGTCTTCGTTGCGGCACGCGGCGCGGTATCGCCAATCAACTGGAGGGGTCACCGCGAATCTCCGTTGGTGAGTTCCAGCAGCACGTCGGCATGGCACGGCACTCGGTTGCCGTGCTCATCCACGAGCGGGCACCAGCAGACGAGGTCGCGCCCGCGAAGGTCTGGCAGGGCCTCGATGATGCTCTGGCGTTGCTCCACCAGCCGGAGGTACTTGCCGCCGGTCATGAGTGCTGGTGCCAGGCTTCCGAGTTCGAGCCAGTCTGCGTACATAGCGACGATCATCTGCTGGGTCATGTCGGGGTCGGCGGAGAAGAACATGCCGGGTCCGAGCACAAGCCCGTCGGCGCCGATGCCCCATGGGTTTCCCCACTTGGTTGGCCGGCCGACGTAGATCGCGCCTTCAGGAATGCGCCAGCCCTTCGTGCGGCGGCGCTGGATACGTTGCGGCATCAGATGGTTCCTCCGGCGCCGAACTCCGGCATGCAGGGCTTCCCGTCGACCCGGCCCCACAGGTGCAGAGCGAAGGGGTGGATATTGACGTGCTGCGATGGTGGTGCGAATACCTGATAGGCGTAGCCATCGCCGAAGACCGCTCGGTGAAGCTCGCGCAGCGAGGCGTAGGTCGGCATCGTGTCCTGGTGGGCGATGCTGGCGTGGATGTATTCACCGTCGGCGAACGGTGCCTGGCTGACTAAGACGGTGCTGGTTCCGTTGCGGTGAGTCAGTTTCCATCCGGCGGGGCCGAACGGCTCAGGCACGGACCACTCGGCTCGGCCGAGGATTCGACGAACACCGAGTGCGTCGATACTGGACTGGTTACCCATCAGCTGACCGCCTTGCGCATCTCGGCGACCCGACCCGGATTCTCAGCGCGCCATTGCGCCCAGCTGTCGTGGGTCAGCTTGTGGTTGACCCATTCCGGGTGATCGGGCTTGCGTTGGAAGGGCGCAGCGCCGGTCTCGCAGCGTTCGCAGAGTGAACCGCCACCGTGCTCAACGCAGAAGTGCAGGCCGCACCCGACCTCGTCGTCGTAGAAGTCACCGCAGACGTAGCCGAGGCCGCGGTCGATCTTGACGGTACAGTCGGGTTGGTCGCAGTACGCCGGTACCCCGTAACCGATGTCGGCGCCACAGCTGTCCGTGCCCACTGCCCAGCTCATCAGCCGGCGTCCTCGATGGGTTGCGGTTGCCGGAATCCGGAGTCAGCGCGGTTCTGCAGGATGCGGGATTCGATGGCTGCTTTGGCGTCTACGTGCCAGTCGGGGCGGTGGCCCTGCTTGAGTCCGACGCCGAATCCCCAGACGCGGTCCCCCTTCCAACCACCCGAAGAGTCGTAGCGGTTGGGGATGCCCTTGCACTCGTCGGCCCGGACGTCGACGGTCCATGACTGCGTCTTGCGGCCCTTGGGCCGACCGTAGGTCTGACGCTGCAGGGTGGCCTGAACTGGATAGACGGCTTCGGGCATGTCGATCACGATTCGCTGCGACGCAACGTCTTCGTACCAGTAGCGGCGCTCACCGAGTAGCACGTCGAGCGGGTTGAGCTTGACACTGCGGGAGCGCCATTCGGCGAATTCCCCGCGTGTCCAGCCGTCCTTTCGAGTCCAGATCTGTAGATACAGGCGACCCTCGTAGGTGTAGGCCTTGACTTGGCGGCCGTCGTATCGGTTGTCGCCGTTGGGGTGTTGCTTGACCTGCCCGCGGGGGTACTTCGGTGGACAGGTGCAGGTGTCGTTGAGGCAGGCGCGGTGCATCCGGTTACGGGTGAGCCATCGCTGCGTGATGAGGTCCGCGAGTCGGCCGCCCTGCTTGATTCCCCAGTAGATCGTGGTGCCTGCAAACTTCAGGTGGCCGTCGAATGGGGTTTCAGATCCGCGGGTGCCGACCTCGAAGCTGAAGCCGAATTCGGTCGTCGGCTTGCTCAGCACGAACTCGATATGGCCGGCGAGGATGGATCGCTCACCATGTTCTGGTCCGCGGTAGAGGTCGAAAGCCAGGCGCGGATACCAGATCATCTTGCCGCGCGGCGGTTCCTGCCTGAGGTAGGTCCATAGCTTCAATTCAGTTCTCCTGGTCGATGGTTTGGATGTTGTTGCACCAGCAGCAGCCCTGATGTCCGGCGGGTAGGCAGCAGGTGAGCAGGTAGGGGCCTTCACGCGCGGTGAGAGGGCACGGATCGGCGGTGGTGGCGCTCACTGGACACCCCGCAGCAGCATCGACAGGGGTATGTGGTTGCCCATCAGCGCTCACTCTCTCGGGGTATTGGTCCCAGGTTTCGCCGTCGAGCTGGCGGCCGGCGGCCTTCTTACCCACGCGGGCCATTGCGGTTCCCGGCCCGGCGCCTTCGTCCACTCCGAACGCCGAACCTGTGCCGTCAGGACGGAGGTACGTGCGGGAGTAGTTCAGCCCTCGCCGAGTGCCGGCGGCAGCCGCCGCGGCTTCCCGACTTGCGTGGTTCAGGTCCCGCTCGGGCGCCCATTCGCCCCATTGCTTGAACAGGAACGGCACCCCGGCGGCGGTGCATTGGTCGCGTAGTGAGCGGGCCCAGTCCGGGTGCATCGGTCGGGAGCCGTGACCCGACTCGCCGCCCACCACCACCCAGTCGAGGTGTGTGGTCCCCGCGACGCCGAGGTCGGTGAGCGCGTCACCGTACGGCGGGATTCGCAGTAGGTTGATCGGCCCGAGTAGTGGTTCCGCGCTGATCCACCGCACCGCGGCCGGGGTGTCGAGTAGGGCGGGGACGCGGATGTTGGCCCACTGCTGATTCTCCGTGGATACGCCCAGCCAGACGTTGGTGAGCGTCGGGTTGCCGCTGGCGTCGAGGCGAGCAACTGGGCTCGATCGACTGATGTCCGCGGCCTTCCAGAATGCATCCGATGACAGCAGCGACCGCATGCGCGCGTGCCGCTTCGTCAAGACTTGGAACGTGTGCCGTGGCGCCAGCGCCATGACGGCGAACACCTGGGCGATGTAGTTGTCCGGCACGTCGTCGTGGAATAGGTCGGACATGCTGTTGACGAAGATCCGGCGGGGCCGGCGCCACCGCAACGGCTGGTCCAGCTTGTGGGGGCGCAGGGTGACGTCGAAGCCCCGCGGGTAGGCCGGGCCGCCGCGGAATCGTTCGGCGATCGTCTTGGCGTAGCAGTGATCACAGCCCGGCGACACCTGGGTGCAGCCAGTGACCGGATTCCAGGTCGACTCGGTCCACTCGATGCTGGTGCGGGCGCTCACTGGCCATCCGCCTTGGCTTCTGCATCACGGTTCCGTGTCAACTGGCCCTGATGGCGGCATTCGGCGATCAGCATGCCGTCGTTGAATCCGTGCGCATAGATCTCAGCGGCGAGGTCGTGCAGGGCGTACATCCCTGACTCATCGAGCGGTGTTCTGTTGTCGTATTGACGGGCGTCCCGCAGTTCTTTCGCGGCGTAGCGGTCTACCAATTCGACAACCTGCCGAGTCACGATACGGTTCTCAGGCATTGGTCAGTCCTCTCCGCATCCGGCGGCGCCCCATTGGCGCCAGGGCACGAATCGACCTCCGGGGCACCAGAACCCCCAGGGGCGGGACTTGCGTCCGGTGATGATCAAGGTCCAGCAAGGCAGCTCACGCCAATCCCTTCGGGAGACGAACGTGTTGCGGTGGTCGATGAGGGGTATCAGTTTCACGCGGTGGCGATAGGTGGCGCGGCGGTAGGCCAGTGCTCGCCAGCCGAGGCCGCGGTGCACCCAGGGACGTGTCCAGTCCGGGGCCATTCGTGTCAGCACGGTCAGCTTGCCGGCGGGCGCTTCGCTGACTTCGATGTAGCCACCGCGCAGGAGCAGGGACACGAACCACCACGGGTGGTCGTGCAGGGCTCGGTCCTCGTCGGATCGCAGGAACTTGTGCACGTAGATGTTCAGCAGCGGGTTTTTGGGGATGACGTACCAGCGGAGCATGTAGGGGTCATCGGTGTCGCCGATCACCTGGTGTGGGTGGCCGGAGATCAGGCGCTTGAGCCAGTCCCGGGCGCCGGTCCTGGTTGAGGTGGCGCTCATCGTGCCTCCGTGGCGTTGCCGCCGTCCAGCTCTGTGAGACGTGCGCGGTCGGCCTTTGTCTGTTTCTCGTTGCGGCTGATGCGTTCTCGTAGGTTGGCGCGTTCTACAGCGTGGTTGAGTGATTCGAGTACGGCCAGGGCCGCACGGGCGGCGTCCTGCGCGCTGGCCGGAATGTCGTCGCCGCGCAGCTGGTTCATGATCTGGCTGCACTGACTGCTGATCTGCATGCCGGTGATGGGCGTGGTGTTGTCGCTCATGGGGTTCCCTTCGGTTGGTTGAGTGCTTCTCGGACGAGTGCCATGCCGGCGCGGTAGGCGGGGGCGTGGTCGATGTGGTCGCAGACGGTGAAGTTGGGGCGGTAGCCGTTTTCGTCGCAGAGGGTGCAGGCGGCGATGGTGGGGTCGGGGGTGTGGGCTTCTGCGCGTTCGTTGGCGCGTTGCTCACGGAGGGCTTCGAGGTCGAACATGTCGGTCACCGGGTGTTGGCCTGTGGCTGGGTGATGTCACGCATCGTTGGGCGTCCTTCCCATGCGGTTGGTGATTGCTTGCAGTCGGGCGCGGTTGGCGGCGAGCTCGGCGGCGTCGAATGCTTTGGATTCGCAGAGCTGTTGGTATTCGTCGCTGGGGCCTCGTCGGTCATCGCGGTCGCGGCGGATAGCTCGGGCGGCGGCGGTGATGTCGGCGGGCAGTGGCCGGTATCCGGCACCGTGCTGGTCGTAGACGCGGGCGACGCCGGCGAGTAGGTCGTCAAGGGCAAGTTGGTGCCTTTCGAACTGACTGCCCCAAGCGCGGGCGAGGTCTTCGCTCAGTGGGGGCAGGTAGGGGTCGAAGTGGTTGCAGTGCTGGTAGACCAGGGCGGCGGCTTGGGCGTAGTTGGCGGTCATGACCGGACTGCCGTTAGCGCGCGCGCTGCGTTGTGATCGGGTTGTTCGGCGCCTCCGAGCGCGGCGAAGACCTCTGCGTTGTGAGCCGTTTTGGCTTGGTAGGCGGTCGGGCGGGTGCTGGCCGTGGTGGTTGTGGGGCGGAGGGTTTTCGCGGCGTCAGCGAGCAGGTGTGGCAGCAGGCCGGTGCCGCCGTCGCGGGCATCCCACAGGCGCAGGGCTGCGCGGATCAGCTCGTGGTCGACGTCCTCGGCCAGCATTGTTCCGACACGCAACCGTAGGTCGGTCAGGACCGCGGCTGGGTAACGGCCGCGGGGCAATTCAGCGGTGACGAGTTCACCGGCGGTAGTTGCGACGGCGCCGTCCGGGCGTTCAGGCGGTGGTGGCTCGGGGCATGTCTCGGGGTGCCCGGTGGCGAGTTCGGTCATCGACATCGAAGGGCGGGAGATGGTTGGGCGCGCGCTGGAACTGCGAGCGCTAGCTCGTAGTTCTGTCTCTGTCTCTGTCTCTACTACTGCTACAGATTCGCTAAGCGCGTCGCTAGCGACTGGCTTAGCGGGTCGCTTAGCGGTGCGTTTAGCTGCCTGCTTAGCCTTCGCTTGGCCGCCGCGTTGACCTGCTATCTTGTTGCGAGCGGAGCGTGCCTCAACTTCAGCTTTCGTGTCCTGGTGTTCAGCGTAATCGCGGATCTCCCAACCTAATTCTGACTCGATCAGGGACGGTTTCTCGTCGTCGTTTGCGCACAGTTCTGCCAGCACGTCGGCACCCCAGCGGCCCAAGGCGTAGCGGCGTTTGATCAGTCCGTCGCTGAGCTGGGAGCGGGACCACAACGTCATCTCCACGAGGGCGCGGAACGCGGCATCCGAGAGGATGGCGATCTTCGCGTTGTCGGGGAAGTCGAGGGTGAGCTTTCCGTACAGTCGGGTGTCTTTGGCCATCAGCCGGTCCTCTCGTCTTCCGCGGTGCGGGTTGGGCAGTCTTGGTGGTGGCCCTGCGTGGGTGGATGCCAGCCGCATTTGTCGCAGCGGCCATAGGATTTGAGTTGTTCGGGGGTGAACAGCAGCCGGATCGTGGGGTCGCTCATCGCCCCACCGGCCTGACGCGAGGCACTGGTTTCGGACGCGGCCACCTATCCACCGGCAGTGCCCCGTGGTAGACGATCCGGCCGCAGTGACAGAACGAGCCAGGCTGGCCGCGGCCGAACCAATCCGAGTTCACGCACCCAACCGGGTGCCCATCGTCTTGGCAGCGCGCCCGAGTCTCAAGGCTGCTGATGCCGTTCACCGTCGAGTTCAAGCGGCGGAACTCCCGCGGCACAGACAAATCCACGGCGATCACGACACATCACCCAACACTGAGGAGTTCCACCAACCGGACACGTACGTGCCCCCCAAACCGCTCGCCGCAAGTAGGTCCGCATCCCGTCGCCCGTACGCCACCAAGCACGACGGAGCGCCAGCATTCGCGGCAGCGCGAGTGCCGTCCGGGTAGTGGAAATGCAACCGACTGTGCAGGAACAACACCGCGGTCGCGGACCTCCACACCGTCTCAACAAACCCAGACGTCTCAGTGCGAGCGAAGATCAACGCCGTGCCCTGCCCATGCACCGCTAGCTTCTTCAGCCATGCCCACGCCTGCATCCCATACGGCGGGTTGCACCACACCCGACCCGACCAGTGACACGCGAGCCCGTCATCGGGCAACCGGATGTGATTCCGTGCAGTCGGCCACAACTTTGGGTCCGGTGCAGCGCACGGGTCCAGGTCGAAAGGGCCGAGCGCATCGAGAATGTGACGGGGCGTCAACCAGATGTCAGTGCCCATCCGTGCGGACTGGTGAGAACCCATCGCCGTACCCGTCATGCGGTGACTCCCAGTGATTCGGCCACCACGCCGACGAGGTCGCGGGCGGCTGGTGGGGTTACGGCGTTGCCGGATTGGCGGACCTGCTCGCGTCGGTTGCCGAGGATTCGGTAGTCGGTGGGGAAGTCCATGGCGCGGGCGATCTCGCGGGGTTCGAGCATGCGGAACAGCACATCGTTGATGTCGACCGTCGGTCCCCCGGCGAGCAAGGACTGATGGCCCATCGTGGTGATGGTGCGGGCCGGCTCGGTGACCGGCGTGGACATCTCGGCGCCGTCGCCCTTGCTGCTGTTGTTGCGCATCAGCAGGGCGTGGGTCTCGACGGTGGTGCAGGTGGGCACCGGTTCACTGGTCGGCCGGGTGCCGCCCTTGCCGTAGTAGCTGGTGACCAGCCCGTGGTGGTTCCCCGACGCGGTGACGGTGGCCAGCGGGTCCGCGACCGGCCGGGCGACGCTGCCGCCGCCGCGAAGCTCCGCGATGAACGCCTGGCACAGGCCATGGTTCGCGCCGTCGGCCACGACGGTCGTCAGCGGCTCGCGCTCCGGGTCGAGATCCCGCACCCGGTCCCGGAACTGCGTCAGGAACGCCATGCCGGTCTCGTTGCGCGTCGTCATCGTCCGGGCCGCCTGATCCACCGGCACCGCCGACTTGCCGTCGCGGCCCTCCACCGGAACGAGCAGCGGGGACCAGTAGCGCTCGATACCCGCCTGAATCCGGCCCAGCGTCTTAGCGGCCAAAGGCTTCGCCCGGTCACCGATCCGCTGGCCCAGCAGGGACCAGTCGATGATCTCGGCCGCCGGCCGGAACAGGGGCTCGACGATCTGGTTGCGGCACTTCACGCTCGGGCAGCGGTAGACGTACTGGGCGCGGTAGCGGCCCCACGGCCTGTCGGGTTTCTTCCACACCTGCATGGCCCGCACCGGCCCGCACTCGCCACAGATCGCGTGCGGGCGCACGACCCGCTCCAAGTCCGGTGCAGTGTTTCCGGCGCGCCAGAACACGATGTAGATGCGGTCCCGCGACTGCGGCGCACCAGCACCGAACACCTGCGCGTGCATCGAATTCAGGTAGACGATCCGGTGCAGGTAGCCGATGGATTCCATTGCGGATAGCCAGGATTGGAACGGTGGCCACAGCGCCACATCCACTACGTTTTCGACGATAACCGCCTCGTAGTGGTGGTACTCCGAGAACCGGACGACGTCCCACATGGTGGCCCTGGAGCGCTCGGCCGCCTCGTCCGGCAGGATCTCGCCGAACAGATCGGGTTGCGCATCGGCGCGCTTCTTGCCCTGCGCGATGGAGTGTTTCGTGCACGACGGCGAGAACCAGCCCAGATTGGTCCGCGGGAACACGCGCGGGTCAACCTGCGACAGGTCGGCGCATCGGTGATCGGTGTCGGGGTGATTCGAAGCGTGGGTGTCGATGGCCAGCTGCCAGTGATTAGCCGCCATCACCACCTGGATGCCGGGGATCTGGATCGCTCCGGTGGAGCTGCCGCCGGCACCGCAGAACATGTCCGTGAGGGTCAGCACAGTTCGCACCCCGCGGCACGGAGTTCTTCCGCGGCGGCCTCGCTGGCGGTGACGACCTGCGTGATGGGTTCGGCTTGGCTGACGTCGATGTCGCCCCATCCCGCCGAGGTTCCGGTGGTGGCCGGTTGCCCGGCCACCACCGTGTTGTCGTTCGTGGTCACCGGGTTCCTCGGTAGGCGAGTACCGGGATCTCGGTCTGGGCGATGATCTTGGTGATCATGTCGCCCCAGGCCTTGCGCAGGAGCTGCTGGGTGGGCTTGAGCTTGATCATCAGCCCGAGCTGGCCGTGGCTGACCTGCAGTCGGAACCAGGCTTCGACGTCGTAGGTTTCGACGTGGCCTTCCCAGGGACGCAGTTGCAGTGTGATCGTCTTGGGGACCTCGAGCCTGCCGGTGGCCTTGCCGCCGGCTTGGGTCTTGATCTCCTCGGTGTAGGTGAGCGCTTGGGCGGTCACGGATCGGTCGATGCGCGATTCGAACTGCGCGGTGTTGGTGGCCCGGATCGAGTGGATGATCTCGTAGAGCTCGGCCTGGTCGGGGGAGGTCACGGTGTGCAGGAGTTCTTCGATGGCATCACCGAACTCGGTCTGGGAGTGGAACCACTTGCCGGAGAGGGCTTGCCAGGCCTGCCAGTCGGGATCGGTGGACAGTTTGAGGGTGAGCAGGTCGTCTCGCCAGCCGGCAGCCGGACCGACGTGTTCGTTGTAGACGGCGGTGACGGTGCCGGTGGTGTAGTCGCCCCACAGGGTGGATTCGCCTTGGGTGAGGGGTCGGCGCTCGAGTTCGTCGAGCAGTGAGACCAGCTCGGAGACCATGCGGGTGCCGCTGACCCGGTACGGGTAGGGCATCTTGTCGTGTTCGTCGAGGATGTGGGTTTGCAGGCCGTGTTCCTCGGTGACGGCGAGGGCGTAGCGCATGTGCGGGATGGTGCTGTCGATGAGCTGCGCGGGCCGTGGGGCGTGCTCGGCGACTAGGGACGTGGTGGCCTGTTCGGTCATGGCGGTGGGGTTCCTTTCGGGGGTTGGGATTTCAGCTGTTGTGGGTGGTGTTGCCGGGTGCGGGTTCGCTGTAGTCGATGCGCATCTGTTCGGGGTCGTTGCGGTGCAGGCCGCCTTCGTCGTCGGTGAACCAGAAGCTGTCCGACTTTTCCTCGGGGATGCTGGCGGTGACCTTGTCGCCGATCTGGAGGATGCGGGCGTTGTTCTTGACCTGCGAGATCTTGAGTTGGACGGTCACCGTGGCGGCCCGGCCGGTGGTTCTGACGGCCTGGGTTGCCTCGCGGAGCAGTTTGGATGCGGTGTCGTGGGCTCGGCCACGGGCGTGGCCGAGCAGTAGGGTGGCGAATTCTGTTGGGGTGTCGCCGGGTTCACTCATGGGGTGTTCCTTTCGGGTTGTTGACTGTGCTTGCTGAAGCCGGGGGTTAGTGCGCGAGCTTGATGGCGCGGCCCAGGAGCTGCTCGACGTCGGCCTGGGTGCGGCCGGGTTGGGTTTCCCAGGCGCTGATGAGTCCGAGTGACTGCCCGGCGGCTTGGCCGATGACGCGGACCGCGGTGGTGTAGCGGCGGTGGTCCGCTCCGGTGACGTTGCGGACGGCTTCGCGGATTGAGGTGCCCCGCCGAGGTGCCCCTGCTGGCGCCCATCCGGTGGCGCGGATCAGGTCGAGGGTCTGTTGCAGGTTCGATTTGGTGGTGCTCATGCTGTGACCTGCAGGGTGCGTTCGCGAATGCAGCGGGCGCGCATGGTGACCAGGGAGTCCATCGACACGCCAAGGCGATTGGCGATCGCTTCGTCGTTGGTCTCACCCAGCCAGCGCAGCTCGTCGTAGCGTTCGTCGAACCGGCCGGGGGCGCGGGAGCCGAGTTTCGGCTTGGCGTCGGGGTCGTCGATGGTCTCCTCGTCCCACGCCAGCGGCGGAACCCAGCCCTTGTCTTTGGATGCCCGGGCGACGGCGGGGTGAGTTCCTTGATGCTGGATCTGGTTGAAGAGGTCTGCGATCGCGGCGGCATTGCGTGAGGTGACGAACGCCGCATTCAGCATGTAGTTGACGGTCTGCGGTACTACGCCCAGTTCTGCTGCGATCCAGGTTTGCGGCCATCCGAATGCCGCGAGCGCGCGGATCCTTCGGGCTGTGCCGATTGCGGGTAAGAGTCCGGGGCCGGCGACCGGCCGGATCGGGACCGGCAGGGACATGATCGACGCCCACACGTGGTACTTGAGGTTGACCTTGTCGCCGCGGATGATGCTGCGCAGCGTCAATCCACTGATCCCTGTCCGCTCGATCAGGGTGATCTGGTCGTAGCGGTGCTGCAGCCGATGCAGGTGAACGCGCGCGGGCTCGGCGGGTCGCCAGCCGTGCGGTGCTGCCCGGTTGTGCTTTTTGCACAGTCCGTTGCGGTCAATCTTGTTCGGGCACTGCGGCCGTGAGCACTTCATGCGACCACCGCGTCGGCGCTCATGCCGATGGCGTCGTACTGTGCTTTGACCCATTCGCAGTCGCCCATCGCGGTGTGCCGGGCGTACGACTTTGAGTCGACGCCGACCTCGAGGGCCAGCTGATCGGCCTTGGTGGCCAGGCCCAAGGGGCCGAGGCCGAAGAGAGCGCTGCGGGCGCCATTCACGTAGCCGAGTACGAGTTTGGAGATGTCGGCTGTGTCGTATGCCCACGGTTCGCGGTAGCCGGTGGGGGCCAGCAGTTGGTAGCTGATGCGGTAGACGTCGAAGCTGGGTACTCGGCCGACCACGATCGGTTTCGGAGTGCCGGGCGGGACGGTCATGAAGTTGTAGATGGCACTGGCAGCTTCGGGGCGTTCGAGTGCGAGCTGGGAGTCGAATCGGTTGTCGTAGTCGTCGCGGAAGGACTGCGGCAGGTCGAAGTACTCCGCGTGGAAGCTGTGGGCGACGAAGATGTGCAGGGACTGCTCGGCTCCGGTGAGGGCGTCGCGGCGGATCGCTGCGACCTCCCAGATTGCAGAGTCCAGGCGGGTGCCCAAAGTCTCGGTGTCGAGGAACACCACGTCAGGTGTCCGCGCGGGCGTGGTGGCTTCTGGTGCGTCGGTCATGCAAGGGCTCCTGTCGGGTGGTGCTTGAAGTAGTTGCCGAACTCACGTAGCAGCGGAAGGTGGTGCGGGCACACGTAGGTGACGGATTCCTTGACGGCGATGGCGGATTCGTCGGGTTCAAGGCCGGCCTTGTTGATGGCGGTGAGCACGATGACGAGTCCGATCAGGGTCGGTGTGGCGTCGAGGGCTTCGCAGACATCTGCGGCGCGGTTCTCTGCGTAGAGCTGCCCCATGGACATCTCCGGGTCCGCGTGAGCGATCAACCCGTTGAGCGCATAGACGACGATCAGCAGCGCCACGAGCAGCCACATCAGCGGCACCCCTTTCTCGCGCCACCAATGCCGCATGCCGCGGGCGGGGGTCATGCGGTCACCGGCCGGGTGTAGAGGTTGGCCAGGTGGGTCAGCCAGGCGACCGCGTCGTCGTGGTTGCTGAACCGCAGGGGCTTCAAGCCAGGCTCGTTACCGCACAGGGATACGAACCACGTGTCGTGCACGCGCAAGGCAACTGCGATCACCGCCGGGCAATAGCGCGCGGACGTGTCGGCTGCCCGACTATGAGCAGACGGAGACCGCGGTTCATCGCGCATCGCGGTGTAGACGGTGTTAGCACCGTTGCCGGTGATCTCCAGTAGCCAGCCGGTGGTATCGGTCGGTGCGTCTAAGATTGGGGTGCTCACCGAGAGTGTCCTTTCCAATGGGGGTGTTCGGTGGGTTGGGGCCGGTAGTCCGGGACGACTGCCGGCCCCCTTGCTGTTTTCAGGTCCAGGCGATGCCCTTGCGGAGGCGGCCGACCGCACCCACTTGGTTGTCGGGTGCGGTCGGCCCGTCCACGCCCGGGACTCCCAGCCGGGGGGACGAGTCCGCGTCGGCCGGGCCGGGGAAGGGGCCAGGCGCCGCGGACGGCTCGGTGGGGTGGGTGAAAAACACCGCTTGGGCGATCCGGTCGCGCCAGCTCATCAGCGGGCATCCTCACGGGCCCGCAGATCCAGGCCACGGGCGCAGCGGGCGCAGTTGCGGGTACGGCAGTCGCCGCGGGTGCCGCCGCAGCGGCGCCACTGCGCGATCAGGGAATCCAGCAGAGGGTTCATCGAGCGACTCCTGTTGTGGGACGGTCTGGTTGACGTCGTGGTGAGACTCATGCGGCAGCCCGACCTTCGAAGCCGCGTTCGTGGTCGTAGCCCCACTGGCCGGCCAGCTGCGCGAAGATCGGCGGCCAGTCATCGGCCGCGGACTCAGACGGTGAGGTGTGACGCGGCCGGTCAATGGCCGGGTATGGCTCATCGATGATCAGCAGGTCGAGGTGGTGGCCTGGGCGCCGGATCGGGATGACGCCGGTGGGTAGGTCTGCGGTCCAGTCGTCGGGCTCGTCGTCGTAGTCGGGCGGCGGCAAGAACGGGAGTACGTCGTCGAGCACCGGGATGACCGGCAGGTTCAGTCGGTCAGCGCGGTGGCGGCCGCCGCGCGCCGGAGCCGCGGCTGCTGGCGCAGCGCCACTAGCCGCGCGGGCATCGCGCACCACCAGGGCAGCCAGGATGGCGGCGGCCGCGAGAAACGTGAGGCCGATTGCGATCTGCGCGTTCATGCGGAGGCCACCAGTGCGAGTTGCTGGTCGCCGCCGAGTCGCTTCAGCAGTTCAGCGAGGCCTTTGGCGGTGACCCGGATCGTGGGGTCGGATAGCACCTTCTGCTCGGTGTCAGCGCGGCGGTAGGGCTTGCCGACCTTCTCGGCGAGGCGGCCGGTGTCGACCTGGGTTTGGTAGGCACGCCAGTGACCGTCGTGGTGGTCCCGGTAGACCCAGCGTTGGGCCTGCATGAACTCGAAGAGGCGATCGCGGCCGATGGTGATGTTGGGGTCGCGGGACAGGACTTTGGCGGCGTCGGCGACGGAGTAGTCGCCATCGGCTTCGGCGAGGGTGTCCCAGGCTGCAGCTGGCACAGCCAGGGCGGCGGCGCGCTGCTCGGCCTCAGCGCGTGCGGCGGCTTCGCGGTCAGCGCGGTCTTCGGCGTCGATGACCCACTGGGCCAGTTCCCGCTTGGAGGGCAGGGTGGCCGCTTCGGGATGCGCCGGGTAGCGCGAGTACGAGCCTGTCTTGCGGATGGCGGGCAGTACTTCGGTGGTGATCCAGCGGCGGAACCTCATCGCCTCCGGCTTGTCGGAGCGGATCACCACCTCGTACATGCCGGACTCGCTGACGATCGTCACTTGCTGCATGCCGCCAGGGGTGTCGTTCTGAGCGACACCCTTCTGGTCGTCGGCGAGGCGCGCTGCGACGTGACGGCTGTTGGCAATGCTGAGTACCCGGCAGAGGTCGGCCAGGATGAACCAGGGAGAGCCGTTGATCACCATCACGCGCACCGCGGCGCCCGCGTAGAAGAACGGCTTCAGGTCCGCGCTCATGCCGACGCCTTGGCGCTCTTGATCTTCGCGGCCAAAGCTTCAGCGTCTACTCGACGGAAGAGATGCGCGCCGTTCGGCCCCGGGAGCTTGGCTGCGAGCTTCAGCTCACCCGCCTCGGACATGCGAACTACAGTCCGACCGGAACGATTGATGAGTCTGCCGACTTGGGTGGCGGTGAGGAGGTCGCCCGTCTCGTCATTAGGCATGACGCCACCATGCCGCAATGCGGCAGGGTGTGTCAAGCGTCAGACAATGGCTTATTGCGGCGTGTCGGCTTATCTTGACGAGCGTCCGTCATGCGTCAATAATTGAGGGCATGACAGAACATCCGGAATTCGCGGCGGTACCCGTCGTAACCCTCGGGTGGCGTCTTCAGATGGCGCTAGCCGCGGGCGGGCTCAAGCACAAGGACCTCGTGGATAAGTTCGAGGTGAGTCGGGAGACGGTGTCCCGCTGGTGCCGTGACATTGGCGTGCCGCCGAAGAAGTTCATCCTCAACGAGATCGCGGTGATGTGCGGGGTCTCTGCCCGTTGGCTGATCGATGGGGAGTCGCCCAACACGCCAGGGCCTGATGGGGACGGCGCTGAGCCACCTGGGGGAATCGAACCCCCGACCTATTCATTACGAGTGAATTGCTCTACCGACTGAGCTAAGGTGGCGCGCCCGGCCTGAACCGGGCCGGGCCAGT